TTTGTTTTATCAAAATGTAAAAAGTCTAAATCAAAAAATTCCACCGGAGACAGTTCAGCAAGCTCAGCCACCGGAGACAGGTCAGCAAGCTCAGCCACCGGAGACAGGTCAGCAAGCTCAGCCACCGGAGACAGTTCAGCAAGCTCAGCCACCGGATACAGGTCAGCAAGCTCAGCCACCGGATACAGTTCAGCAAGCTCAGCCACCGGATACAGGTCAGCAAGCTCAGCCACCGGAGACAGTTCAGCAAGCTCAGCCACCGGAGACAGGTCAGCAAGCTCAGCCACCGGATACAGTTCAGCAAGCTCAGCCACCGGAGACAGGTCAGCAAGCTCAGCCACCGGAGACAGTTCAGCAAGCTCAGCCACCGGATACAGTTCAGCAAGCTCAGCCACCGGATACAGGTCAGCGGCTATGTGTACCGGATTAAATTCAAAAGCGACGGCCGGAGTCTTCGGCTGTATAGCTTTAGCGTGGTTAAATGAAAAAGAAAACAGAACAGAAATGAAATGCGCTGAAACCGGGTGCGGTGACGGCACAGATGGCAAGCTTAAATCTGGAACGTGGTACAGCCTGTCTGAAGATGGTTTATTCGTGGAGGTTGAATGATGGATATTCAACCAGCAAAAGAAAAAAAGGATCAGCCGGTTTTTTGCTTCCGAACGAACTCATATTCATTACACACCGAGACCTATATTAATTCCTATTCCGGGAGTGCCATTGATTTTCAAAAATCTTTAGCTGCCGCCTGGTTTCCGTATTTTACCGCCGTCAAGATGGGGAGGGTCAAATGACACCAGAAGAATACCTGAAAGAAAAAGCCATGATCGAGGCGGAGTTCAGGAAAAGGACAAACAATTTGAATTTAAAGTATGCCCTGGCCCATAGTCCAGCCAACCTTGGTGATATCATTTATGGCAGGTATTATACCATTAGAGTAGTAAAGATTAAGGCGATAGCATACAACGGCATACTTCCAAAATGCTCCTACGAAGGCCCAAAAATCACCAAAAAGCTTGTCCCGTTCAAGGATGGGTCAACGGCAATCGTAGCAGAAGCAAATATTGTTAAAATTAACGGAGTGGAGGTGTCCAAATGATCCCCAGATCTACCAAAGACCGGCGGCGGTTTCATTATACCTCTTTTTATCCCGAGCGGCGGAAGATGGATAGGAGGGCTGCATGAACGCTATCGTAACAGCCCTTGAAAGACCGGGACCAGGACTTTGAGTGGTACCCGACAGATTTTCGCATGATCGACCGCATCAAATCCGACATGATCCAGTATTACACCACTTATGAAGGCTGTAAAGCGGTTTTAAGCTGCGTGAATGTCCTGGACTGCGGAGCCGGTGACGGGACCATGATCCTGGATCAGGTGGGCGAATTCACTGACATGAGCCTGGAAGAAAAGAATTGGCATTAAGGAGATGTGATGTTCAACTGGTTCAAAAAAAAGAAACCGCCGGAAGGATTCCTACCCGTCTCTGGAATGCAAATTGATTTTGTGACCGGCAAGGCATCTATGGTGGTAGAGCATGAATATGTCGTTTATTTTGCCGAAGAGATGGCAAAATATTTCAAGAATGCCAAGGGCGTTAATTATGTCTCTGTCCAGTGCTGGCACAAAGGCACCGGGCCGCTTGAAATAATTGTCCAGAGATCGGAAGGCAAAACCCCAGCTCAGATCAACCTTGAGCTTAAGGAAGAAATAGCAAGATTAAGGGGTGAGCGTTGTGTTTATTGCCCGAAGTGCGGCGAGCCCGATCCGGTCCTGTACTGCGAAAACTGCGGGCATAATTGGGAGGTGGAATGATGGAATGCTCATGTTCAATAGATGGATATGATGGCGATGGATACGAAAACACGCAGCGGGAAGTTTTAACAAACAATTCAGACTTGCTTGTCTTGAAATGCGGGGAATGTGGCAGGCAAATAAATAAGGGGGATATTTTTGAATGGTACAGGGGGGAATATGATGGCAAGGCATATACCCATCACACTTGTGCCGACTGTCTTTCTTTCCGTGATAACTTCTTCGATAATTGGGCGTTTGAAACATTATGGGATACGTTTTCTGACCACATGGATGAATGCGGCTGGCAAGTACCTGAGAAGTGCCTGTCCAAAGTCACCCCTGCGGCCAGGGCGAAGATATGTGAATTGATCGAAAAATATTGGGAGGATGAGGGATGATCTACCAACCAAAGCCCGGCCAAAAAGTATTGATCAGATACCGGCCAAGCCTGAGACAAGAAACTGGGCTGCATTTGACAGCCGGGACCGTCTTAACCGTGGCATCAGGGCCTAAAACAAAAAATTGTCTTGTTCAAATCGAGGATAGAAAGATAGTTGTTCCCAGGGGGAACTTGTTCAAATGAAACCATTGTTAATCTTCATCTTGCTCATTCTCCTGCTGTCCGGTTCACTGGCTTGTGGGGAGATACCGGAAAATCAGAAGTATAATTATTTTTTCTGGGACCCTGTCAAGGCGCATATTGAGAAGTATGGGGCGGGGATTGATATGCCTGGTATATGGGCTGACGGGAAGGTTAATCAACAACTTAGAAAGAAACCGAGGAAGAAAGGAAGGTGAATGATGACCGAGCAAGAATTGAAAGACATGAGGCTGCATGAAAGAAGACCAATTGACGCAAATTCCGACATAATTGTAATGCGGGTATATAACGGATGGATTTATATTTTCCCATTTTCAACTGAAATGGTTTACGAAATAACCATCACCCAGGAACACATAGAGCCTAGGTTGAAATGAACAAACCAGAAAGACCGGATTTTGAGTATTATTTGACAGTTGCAAAGGTTGTTAAAGATAGAGAAACTTTGGCAGCGGAGATAGTTGTTTTAGTGCGTGAAGCTCAGGCATACATCGAATATATTGAAGCTGAGATTAAAAATATGGAGTAAAAATAAATGCCAACATCAATCGAAGAAATCAAAAAGACCGGAAAATTCTCCTGGGGCAAGCCGATAGCCTGGTATGAGATCGGGCCGTATGCGCTGCTTGAGTATCATCCATATAAATATGAGGATTCACGACGCACTCGTTGGTTCTCCGATAAAACAGAATTCTACGGCTGGATAGACGGAAAAGCTTGCCATGAATCATGGCCGTCTCTGGAAACCGGAATAGTCGGGTTGATCATTAGAAAATGGGCCGGTCTCAATAATAGGAATATTGGCCGTGCTTTTTGCCGGGGCATCCAGGCGCCGCCGTATGAGAAGGAGGAAAAATAAATGCGTCCGTGTGATTGCAAATCAATGGAAGAAGCCAACGATTTAGACCATTCAGGGCTTACTTTGAACAATGATTCTATCAGGGTCAGGCCTGGGATCGTGCTGTTAAGTATCGGACCGGCGGATATAAAAATCAGTATGTATAGGTTTAAGCAGTTTGCAGAATGGTATCTCGAAGACCAAAATGAAAAATAAAAAAAACGCTGGAAGCAGTATCCCCGCAACCAGCGTTTTAAAATAACCGCCCAGGTCTTATCGTGCATACCATGGATTCGCACACCTGAGCGGCACGGATTAGAATATAGAATATCAAAATAAAGCTGTTAAGTCAATAAAAATTTTCTGAAACCTGTTCGATATTCCACATGAGATGCCTTTTTTAAAAGGTTAATCAACAATCCCTCTCTGCGTCAATTTCGCCCCGATACATTCCAGGATATTTCCCCACATGGTCGGGTGGACCTTTGACGGCTTGAGCCGTGTCCAGTTCCGATATTGGGCCAGATGTTTGAACATGATCTCAGAACAAAAGGTTTTCTTCGGATCATCCCTCCCGATCCCAAGGAATCCAACAATTCCTGACCAGTCATATTCTTCTTTTCGCTCCGCAGCCGCACGGTATTGGTTCATGACCCACTCGTAGCAATCCGCAGGGACTTCCAGCGACCAGATTTCATAGGGCGTTCCCTTGGTATGACTTTCCCACGGGCTCCAATCCATCCAGGCTTTTATTCCGCCGACGTGCGGCCATTGCTCGATGAGTTGCCGGGTGGGGTCCACTGCCTCCCGGTCAAGGACGGCGGAGTGAGAATCCTGCCCGCCAGTGAACTTCTGGATGATTCTTGAGGTCGGGGAAATCCCCTGGAATTGGACGTATTCAAGGTATCGGGGCAATGATAAGAGTCTTTCTGCTGTAAGCATGGATCACCTCACGCATTGGGGTTGATGACAGGCGGGGAGGGTCTGTCGTCCACCTTCTTTTTCTCGTTTCGCTTGCTCCACAAAGCCAGCACTCCAGCAACAACAATCCCGGCGGAGGACATAAAGTTCATGAGGTTTTCCTGAAACTGAGAATCCAGTTCAATGTCAAACAGCTTCGCACCCGTGACAATCAACAGGATCAGGGCGGCATAATTCCTTTTGCTCAAATACCAAGGATCTCTGTCCATCTTTTTTCTCCATCTTTATAAGGTTGGTTCAGCCGCTAAGCCTATCCGCATATATAATATATCGCACATTGCTTGATATATCAAAGAAAAACATTACGCCTCTATAGTATTATCATGGACCTGCAAATGAATGTGCTTACCCCACCCTACATTATGGTATAAACAGCAATTTTTATCAGGCTGTTTTGGATCATAAACGTAATGGGACTTTACGTATCTTGCTATCTTTTCACCAAGTTCATCGTCTTGGCATCTTAGGTCAAGCCCTCTTAATGGGAGTGTACCATGAACTCCATTATCACCTATTCTGTAAAGACCTGTGATCGTTTGTTCATCTCCCAAATATGATTCTACAGACACTGCAAGTTTTCTAAGCTTAATATCAATAAACTTGAGTTGCATAATATCTATTCTCATTTTTCACCTTTCTTATTCATCACTACAAGCTGCATTTTAATGTCTGCCAACATCTCAAGCTGTTTAACCTGTATATCTCTCTGGTAGTCTTGCCTGATACTTGTTGATGCTAATCTCTCATCAAACCGCCTACAACTCTCCTCGTATGCTGCCTTATCTGCCTTTGTATCTATCCTCATATTCTGCTGCTCGTACATCCTGTATGCCATTGCAACGCAAAGCATCATAAAAAAAGGTAGTAGGGTGTAAGACCATTTAATCAAAAAAGACTGGAATGAGTTAATTTTATCCGCCATTGTAGAGAATCCTTTACTGTAAGAGTGTCCTGATTTCATTATCTTCTGCTTGCTGTTCCGCTGGCTGTTGAACTGGCGGGCTCTGCCCCTAATAAAAGGGTGAAATAGGTTGTTCCTATTCGGTCACCATTAAATATAATATCATCCATATAGATAGTGTCTGTTGTGACAGAAGGCTCTTGAAATTCTTTATAACCATCTGGCCTTTCATCACAGGGGACGCCCGCACAAGTGGTATATCCAGGTGTTCCGTTTAGCCTGTTTGATCCTGTGGTAAATTTATTGAAATTATTGAATTCATCGTCAAAATAAGTCACTCCACCAACCTCACAGCTATTCAATCCCACAAAACCGATGGCATAACCATGAAAAACCTCTGTGCCATCTGAATCGTAAATCCATAAATCCACTCTGGCATCCGCAGTATTGACCGTGCCACGATTAAACCTCCACTCTACTCCAAACCACTCCCCGGCCCATAAATATTGACCCACATCGAAATCCCAGATAATTGCTTTTGAACCAGAATTCCAAATCCCTCCTGTTATTGATGCATTACTTAAACCATCCACATCATCATTGGTGTATCCAGAACAATCTGACATCGCTATCGGCCAGGAAAGCTGAAATTTTTTTGAGTTATATGTGTATCCAAAAAGGTTGACTATTGCAAAGTTTTCCCCATAAGTTTCTTTCACACTGTCGGAAGCTATGTGGGATCTCAAGGTACTGTTTCCAAAAGCTACGGACGATTCAAACCCCGTCGCAACATCAAATATTTTCCAGGCGACAAAACCATACCAAGGATTTCCCACACCCGTATCGACATCTGGATAACTCTCATTCCATGCCAAATTGTACGGAATACTTGTCTTTGGTACATGGAACATCATAAAGATGTATTGATCTGGGTATCCCAAATTAGCCCCCTCTGCATACCAAGAGATTAAAGCACTCGGGGCTTCTCCCATTTGATCAAATCCGGTCCTCATACTTTTACCAATCCACGAGATCGGAAATTCGCCGATAGCATTATTATCCAGGCTTATTACAGAAAAATACGCATCTATTTCGTTTGAACCGGCTGTTACCGTAGGGAGACCTGATGTTTGTTTGCTTGCAGACCCTGAGATATCAATCCCCCAATCGTTATAATTAGAGAATTCAAGAACAACTCCATCAGGGAAAGCGGCCTCAAGTTCTGCTCTCCAATCTGCCGAACAAACAGAAGCTATGGTCAAAAATATTAAAACATAGTATAATTTCTTCATTCTGGAACCGCCACGGAATTCCAGATTATTAAATTGTCGATAAGGTACGTCCCGGTCGCTGATCCCCAGGGTTTTACTCCAGCACCATCATTGCCAAAGGAAAGTGCCGTAAATGTTGTTATATTCCCTGGATTAGTTTCTGATGTCCCGGCAGAAGACCAAGCTCCTGATTCAGTCTTTTGATACATCCTAATAGTGTTCGTGCCGTCAATAACTATTCTCAGGGTATGCCATTGGTTGTCGTCAATATCGTTAACTGTAAAAGTTCCGGAGTTTGTGCCGCCTACATATAGCACAAGACTGGTATCCGAATTATTTCTCATCAGCACCAACGCATTTGCTAGAGAAGACTCAAATAATCTAACATACGCATTAGGCAGACCGGAAGTATCTCCCTTAATGGAGAGCTGAACTGTAAAAACTTCATCCGTCATCCAGGCTTCTGGGGGGGTCATCCTAACTAAATTATTGGCGTCTCCTTCGAAAGAGCCGGTCCCCTCAATTGCATCTGCGTTATGGACATCTGAGGTATTGGTGGCATTGACCAAAGTGGCATTTGATCCGTAGGCCGCAACAACCGTTGTTCCGGTTGTATTGTCGTCGAGCTTTGCCTGAAAATCCGGCGTTGGATCTACGGAGGCTGCTACTATAGGCTGCCCAACGACCACATTTACATCAGCAGAGCATACCGAAAACCAAAAGAAACACAGGAGAACTAAACTTAACTTTTTCATTAGTTTACGTCTCCATTATAATAACCGACTATGGATAATTTCACAAAAGTAGGAGCATCGGTATCATCAAAATCAAGAAGCAGTCGGGAACCAGTTGCAATAGTCCCTGTTGTGATCGTGCTGTCATTCGCTGTAAAAATACCTGTTCCATCTGTGGCTATCTCAACCTCATCAACTATGGCGTTTGTGCCACCAGTTCCGGTTGTGGTTTCAATGTTTAACGTGGTGTTATCTGTTCCGGCCTCTGCGTACCAGGCCATAATTATAAAGCTCATACCAGAAGTGTTTGTCCATACCGGAAAGGCATCTCTGAGTGCATTTGCCAAATCCTGTGGAGTCACAACAGTTACATGGATTGTTTCTAAAAGGGGTTTCCCGTATTGAATCGTTCCGTTATAGACCCGGAGCCAGCCATCTGTATCAAGAGAAATTTCTCCTACAGCATCAACGTCTGTATCATCACTGTTAGGGAGTTCAAAAGAAGTGGCTCCACCAAAGTCATGTACACCTAACCAGACAGCGCCATCAGCTTTATTCACAAGAGCCTTATCTGCAACAATCGTATCAAGTTCTGAAAAAGTATCAATAGCAGCAGCGGTTAATGGGCTGGCCCAAGACCCGACAGAAACAGATTTAGTTGTCCCATCGCTCATAGTCTGATCCCCTGGGACAGCGAAAGCCATAACCTGACCGGCAGAAGGGGCAGCTAAAGGAATTGCATAAATTGTGCTTGCTGAAACATTTCCATAAACACCCCATCCAGCGAAGTTTGTTCCAAAGTCTGTATTTTCAAGGAAATAGGTATACTGCCCACCAGTAGCGGTTGCAGCTATTGAAGTACCGGCAGAAGTTAAAACTCCTGTAATGCTCATATTCCCAGTTGAAGGATTATAAGTCCATCCGGTATCTGTTTCAGCACCTTGAGAACCAGTGGCCCCATCAACAAAGACAGGATAAACTGTTTCATTTGTTGAGTTATTGGCAGATGCCGTAACCTCAGTTGCAAGGGCTGCGCTTCCGGTTGTATTTTGGTTTAATGTTGGAAAGGTGCAGTTTGTAAGAGTACCACCTGACGGAGTACCTAACGCACCGCCTGAATAAAGCAAAGTTGCGTTTGCATCAGGTAGTGTAAAAGTCTTTTCAGCCGTAGTAGGCCCAGTGAATTTAGTAAATCCATTTCCAGTTCCACCATACGTTGAGGCAATAATCTGAGTTAAAGCTGCTGAACCATTAAAATTATTACCGTAAATTGCTCTGGTAGTTGTGAGAGTAGCAGCACTTCCAGTTGTATTCTGATTCAATGTGGGGAAATTGGTAAGCAAGGCGGCGGATACTGCCGGAAGCTGAGAGGAGGCATTAAGCTGGACATAATTACTTGCCCCGGTTCCAATGTTACTTTCAAGCATATACCCTGTATGAGGATCGGCTGCGGCTGCATGATCGTAAGCCCAATTGGATGAAATCGGTTGGGCTGTTTCGTTGTTTACCGGAGCATCATCAACATCAGTTGTAGGACGAAGATAGCTTGTTCCTGGAGTAAGTGCGGCTTGTTTATTATTAAAGGTTGTCCAATCTGCTGCACTCAAAGCTCCAGCTACTCCTGAGGTAGCTACTCCAAGGGAAAGGACTTGCGTGGCAAGGGAAAGACCATTAGCCGTACCGATTGTCACTGCATCATGCGCCGCACCTGAAGGAGTTGCCCAGGAAGGAGCAGCAGAAGCACCGTTTGATTTGAGATATTCACCATCTGAGCCAAAAGCAAGCTCTTTCACATCCCCATTAGCGTCAGAATAAAAGACTCTATGTGCTGTTTGGGTTACGAATTCAGTAAGGTTATCATATCCAGCTCCACCAGTTGCATTGATGGTTGTGCCGGTGATACTAAGATTTTCACCAAGAGTAAGAAAAACAAAATTACCATCTGAATCATCCCAGAAAAGAAGTCTGTCTGCATCAGGGTCTGTAAGGCCAGCTATATCAGCAAGAAGTGCATCATAAGCCTGGATATCTGTACCGATTTCAAGATTATACAAAGATTTTAATTCAGCTTCTGTATCAATCGTTTCAATAAACGTCTTAACATTACCAAAGTTGGTATCAATAGCTCCCATCATTGATTTTGGGGTGGTAAGCGTTCCAACATTATCCACTGTCGTAATTGTCAAAGAAAGCGCTTGACCCACAAAAATAAAAATAAATAAAATCCCTAAAAGATATTTTTTCATTATAACCATCCTTTTGTATAATTTAGGCCCCATATGGTTTCATACGCAGACCAAACACCATCATAAGCTATTCCAATATACTGGTTGGTAACATCTTTCCACCCACCAAACCCGCCGAGGAAACGAATACCGCTTAATCCTCCGCCGACACTCAGCATCCCTCCACCGGACCGTGCAAGCAGTTGAGTATCTTCACCGTTGGGTGTGAATTGAGTAAGTGTTTTTGACCTGAGCTTAACCGTGATTTCCCCGGTATCCGTGAGTCCAGATAGATCAAGATGCCCACCACCATGATAAACAATCTCTGCCCCTGCCCGGACTGCGTAGCCTGTGGGGGTATAGTCGTCTTCTGTTATTGTCAAGGATGTCCTGCCATCGTATGCACCGCTATTGGGCGTGAAAAGAACGGGTCTGCCAAGGATGTCGGTTGCCGGGGTTGCATTGGTGTGGATGTCTGTGACCGGGATTCCGGCTCCTATGGCCGGGCTTCCTGCACTCAAGTTGAAGTCAGTTGCGGAAACAAAAATAGGGTCGCTTGTTGAACAATCAGTAAGTGTTACGGTTCCTACAGTCGCACTGGTATTTCCGTAAAGAATAGAGTTTTTAGCAACTATTGTTCCACCACCACGATGTATACCTGTAACAAGGTTATTAAATATACAATTATTTAAAATTGCATCTGCTAATAAATATACTCCTTTTCCGGTTTTTACCTCATCAGAAAAAACAACATTATTACATTTAACGATAGATGTTGCACCTCCTGCTATGCCGAACTTATTTACAGACACGTTTCTAATTATACTATAAGCGATGTCTAAATTTCCATCTGTTCCAGCATCGGGGTCCAACTGTATAGAGTGATCTGCGGCACCAGAACTTGTAATATCCCCCCTTCGTATTAACAAATCCGCTTTTAATCCAGCTACAATTTTTGAAGTAGCGATTAACGCATAAAAATTAGCGGTAGGCCCATTGTCTGCGGTACCAGCAATATCTGATAGACGAATAGAATAAGTTGTATTTCCTGTCGTAGTAATATTATAGGCTGTTAGAGTTGTATCATCTATAATATTAATTCCTTCGACATTACCATCAAAGGTTCCCGTGTTGATTACAGCCGTACCAGTTCCGTGCATAGAAAAACCATCATCGGCATTGTTGTCCCCGGTAATCCTGTTAAATGTGACAACCGCAGAGTCTTCCATCTGAAATCCCTGGTTGCCATGCGAACTTGAAACTATGTCATTGACTGTCCCAGTGCTTGTTCCACGGAACTGAATCCCATCGGTTGTGCCATCTTCAACCGTTCCGTTTTTTATCTCAACGCCCGTAAAATTATTAACGTCAATTATGGAGACGGTGTTTGTATCATCACCAGAGATTGTATGGCCGTTTAGATCGATTATGATATCATTGGCTCCGGCGTTTAAACAATTTCCCGCATTTGTACAATTCAAATCTGTTTGCAGAGTATAGCTTGACGTTACTGTGTCACCGCAAGCGCATGGAGTTTCCCCGCCGCAATCAGCCCCCAAAGCCTGCCCGACCAGTGCCAGGGTTATGAGGATGCAGAGTAAAAGTTTTTTCATGGAAGGCTCCTATACTGTAATAATTCCTACAAGATTGGTTGACGCTGAACCCTTGGCATAACAAACAATAGTTCCAACTGCGGAGGCACCATACTCCTGATTGATATTAACCGCCATTCCCGCGGTCCCGTCACTGGTAACCTTTATAGACCCAGTTCCATCGGCCACAAAAGACCGCTCCCAATAGCTTCCGTCTTCAGTCCACAGGGACACGGAAGAACATTTCTGATTAGCCGGGAGTCTTACCGGGACAAAATCTGTCGCCGTGATTGCTGTTTTGATGTTTTCGTACATTTCTTATTCCTTTATTGATTTTTATTGTTTTTGTAGCTTAATTCGTTATTCTCACGCGCCCCTTGCCACCAGCCTCTCCACTACCAGGAGTAGAAGGCCCAGCACCGTTACCACCTCCACCGCCGCCGCCGGTATTGGGTGTTCCACTGGACCCGTTAATGGTGTTTAAAGCAGACCCGCCTCCAGCACCGCCGCCTGTACCACCACCATCACCACCTACTCCACCGGAGTCTACCCCATTTCCATAAGTACCATCCCCACCGTTTTCTCCGTCATATGTGCCACCACCACCTGAACCGCCTGTTAGACCTGAACCTCCGCCAACACCTCCTGGGGCAGTATATGTGCTTCCGCCTGAAACAGCAGCAGAAGATGCAGACCCGTTTGAGGCTTTATCTGATTGAGTGTAAGAGACATTGCCGGCACTTCCTGATCCACCAGTACCTATTGTTATATTAACACTCGTTCCTTTAACAATAAGCTGATTATATATATTTCTACCGCCTTCCTCCCCACCTCCACCACCGACAGAAGTATAGCTCCCTGAAGATCCGTCTCTCCATCCACCGGCCCCTCCCCCTCCACCACCTTTCAATTCTATGGTATAAGTAGCAGTACAAGGGGCCACGAAAGTCCCATTGGCGTTATATGTAGCATCGACATCTACAAAAAAGTCATCACTCATAAAACCTATCGGTCTGATAAACATACAGCCTCCAAAAATAAAAGACGAAAAAATAATCAGCATAAGCTTTTTCATGCCACAACTCCTATATTAGGCGCCCCCACGGCCCTTATTATTGGTGTTTCTGTGGTTCCTATAACCGACAGACTGATAATATCAACAGAATTGGCGGCAGCAGTTTTTACGGGGGCTGTTTTGTTCGGAAACATCCAACCAGCCGGGAAAGCTACAGTTCTGCTACCGGTTCCATCTTGAATCAGTGTTAATTCATACCCTGTTCCTGGGGCTGCGTTTTGAAGAACTATTGACGTAATATTTTCAGATAAAGTGGCAGTGGCCACAGGGTACAAATTTAAATCCCAGGTTAGGACTCCTGACGCACTCGACAACACACTGACCCCATAACTTTGGGCTTTCTCCCATACGTTTGCTACATCTGTTTTGGCTGTATCTGCATCTGCATCTTGCTTGTTACCCAGCAAAGTCATAATTGGACCTGTTAGGCCATTAATATATCCCACCTCTGTTTTATCCGGGCCTATATCTGCGAGCCAAGCTGTTAACGCTGACGGGACTATTGCAAGGTTGTTTGCCGTGCCTGTAATAACTTCATCGTTTGTCGCTATTTCTAAAGAACCGGCTACAGAATCGGTAGCCCCGGCCATTTGCTGAATAGCAAACCATGCCCTTTTATCAGTGCTGACGGTCTGAACCCCCGAAGAGGCTGTCACTTGTCTTATTGGGATTCTCCCGGAAGTGAAGGCAGATGTGTTCTTTTTAACCCCACCGTCAGAAGGATCAACTTCAATATAATTAACAGCATCATCTGTAAGGCCAACCGTACCTGCTGCCACAGTGGTTACAACCTGATCTAACCGATAAACTCCGCCTTTATAACCCCAGGTCAGCCCGGTTGTGGTTGATGGGTTTTCCATAAAGGTTTCTGATAGAACTCTTGCGCCGTCATAGACGTTAAATATCTCTGCAAGACCGGCTTCAACATTTGTCGCTGTAAGATTTCCGGCTGAATCGTGTATTCCTATCTGAGAAGCTCCTTTCCCTGAACTCGTTGAAAGAAGGTCATCAACCAATGAATTAAACTTGGTCCAGCCTTCTTTCAGGTTGTCCACAACTCCGGTCAGTGTTACTTTACCAAAAGCCATTTAATCTCCTCCGTATTGAATTTCAAGCCATTCGATTAATCCGTCACAAAGATATGTTTCATTGTTACAAAGGATATCCTCGTTGTCACATAGGATGCCTTCTGAGTATTCAATGTCATTGTGCTGTGTTGTCATTGGTAAATCCCTTCATTCCTAAAGACAGCATATGACCCTTCAATCTTCTTTCAACTTGGTCGACAGTTGTCTTTTCTTTGGTCATAAGTTTAAGCGTATTTGCAAAATCAGGATCAAACATTGCCCGATTTAAAAAAATATTTACCTGCTCATCTCCCATGTCTTTCAGCGGTTTAATAAAAGCCTTTGCTATATTAAGGGTACGACTGTTTGACATGCCGGACGCTTTCCCCATTATGGTTAAAATATTTGCAGCGGTATCAGAACCTCCAGAAACAATAGGTGTTTTGCTCCTTTGCATTATTTTAACAGCGGTTCTAACAGATTCAAGAGCTTTGATTTTTTCAGGTGCGTCTTTAAACAATATTTTTAAGGCCGGGTCATATTCCTTAATCCCTTTTGAAAGCTTGTCATAACTCAATACAGAGTTTCCGAGCGTATCTGTTGCCGACAATTCAGACCTTGAAATAATATCGTCTATAACTGAGTTTTGTAGCCCTGAAACCGCATTCCCATCATGCTTGACCTTATTCATCAACTGGTATGCCGCTTGAGTTTTTTTAGAGCCTTCAAACGCTTTTTTGACTGCGGAATTGACATCTGTTCCTATCATCTTTGAAGCGGCTGATTTATCAAACATGGATTTTGTCTCTAATGCCTTGTCAAGTTCACTCCTTGCAGTAACAAGAGAATCATATTTTTTAGATAATCCGAGCTGTTCAAGTGCGGGTTTATGTTTAAACAGCCATCCGTTTAATTTTGACCTTACTATTTCACCCGTGTTTTTGTCTGTAACAGCGTCGAGCATGTTTTGATTTATGGCATCATCAAGCGCAGCTTTAGCGGTTGATTCATTCCCGAAAGTCTCAACAAATTTTTTGGCATTTTCAGCACCTTCTCTCCCTGGCTTAAAAAACCTTGATGCAACTTGAGAATCCGAAACAGCATCACCAGTAAACTTTGTTTTTAGGATTTCTCCCACTGGACCCTCTTTGAATTTTTCAATCACTTCTTGCCTGAAAAACGTCCTTGCTGTTTTTAGTTTTTCTGAAGCAGATCCGGTCCCTTCTCCGGCTTCTCTTAAAACATCATCAATTTCACCCATTAACCCTGAAATTCTTTTTTCAAGGCGTGCATTTGGGTTTGATGAATTTTGAGAATTTCTCAATTCTGAACCAAGTTCTTGTCTTATCCCTTGCAGGTCTTGAGGGGTTAATTTATTGTTTGTTTCTTCCAGAAGTCCTTTAGCCCTGTTAAATACATTGGGAATATTTTTTGAAACATCTTCAACCCTTGAAAGAGGTTTTGAAAGCTCATTGATTTTGCTTGTTATTCTCGATGCGTCTATTTCAAATTCAGGCACTTCATTAAATAATCTTGATGCCTCACCTTTTGCAGCTCGTTTTCCTGCCGCTGCTTCAGATTTTATAATCTGACCAGTTTCTTGAAGCGGTATTTGCCCTGTAAATTTTTCAGCTTCCCGGCTCAATCTTCCACCAGTATATAAAACACCGGCCTCAGTATTTGCTTTTTGGGTTTCTAAGGTTTTTATTGCATCTTCAGGAGTAGCTGACCCTTTTGCTTTATTTATGAAATCTTTTATTGCTAAAGTGTTCTGTGCTCGTTGATTGCCAACCATACCAGCCGTTTCACCTGGGGCATTTGTCATAGCCCTTTCAAACTTTAAAATGCCGGGGTCTGCCGTCCTTTCTCCCATTGAAAATTTTAATCCTGGGATAAGTGATTCAAGTTCCGCTGCATCCTCTGCATTTTTTATAAAAACAGGGCCATCGTTCATATTGACGGCCAATATTCTCCCGGCTTGTTTTTTGGCTGATTCTTTTGTTAATGGAGGAAGCTTATCAAGTATCCACTTGCCAGCTTTTTTAGTAAGCCCGTAAGCTCCAGCCATAGTTGAAGCCGCTACCTCTCCACCTATTTCCATTGCCATACCGAGGGCCATATTGTTTTTAAAATTTTGGATATCTTCCTTGGCAGGCTTGTCTTCATATTTACCGAGCATTTTATCTATTTGGTCTGCCAACTCAAGGCCGAGTGCATAACCACCACCACCCATTACTTTTGCACCTGGAGGGCCACCCAAAAAAGATCCAAGGGCTACCCCTCCTAAACTCGTAACTGCCGGGACAACATTCCTTCCAAAGCTGCTCATTGCCCTTTTAGGGTCTTTATCATCTACCGGGGAATGAGCCGCAACTGAAAAGGGCTTTGTATAATCTGTTTTGACTGATTCAGGTTTCGATATTGCAAAACTATCAATAACTTTGTTTTGCTCAGACCCAGGCAATGAAACAAAATCAGCGTCAACCCGCTGAAAAACTTTTAATTTCTCTTCCCTTGGTAGGCTTAGAAAATCAGGGTCTTTTACAATCTCTTGAATTGTTGGCATTACTTCACCTTAAATTTATTGAGATAATCATCGGCTGTTTTAATAGTGCCGGATGCTTTTTCAAAATCCATTTTTACAAAATCTTGCAATGTCGGAACCTTGCCTGTAAATCCGGTCAATGTGCCATTTTTTTCAAAGTATTGCGCAGCCGCTTCTTTTGCTTCTGCCGCCCTTGCTATTTGATCCATCAACCTGGAAACTCTAACTGCGTTTACTTTTTCATCTAAAGCAGAGTTGTATGCCCGATTGACTAAGTTCTCTCCCTCTTTTTGGGTGAATTGAGCGCCAAGGATATCTCTTAAATTTCTTTGAACAACCTCTTGGACGGCTTCTTTTATGTTTATTGAATCGGGGTTCGTGCCAGCTTTTACAAAATCAGGAATCAGATTAAGAATAGGCCCGGTAATGTTTTTCCCTGATTGCAATTCGCTTGAAGCAAGCCTTAATTGATCTATAGATTTAGCTGTATCAGCAGCCCCGCCTTTGTATCTCCAGTCAACAAGCTCTTTTGCAAATTCTTCATCTGTTTTTATCCTTCCCTTGGTTGGCTTTGCTCCTGGCCCCCTTACTATGGTTATTGTCCCGTCCGGATTTGTTTCTATCACTTCGTTCTGTTCTATTTTTGGTTTTCCATAAGCTATAGGTTTATTATTTTCGTCAAACCTTATGGCATTTTCACCAAGGGTATACCCTGTATCTTTCTTTTCTTTTTCTTGATAAAGGTCAGCGACCTCTTTTGTGATATTCCCCCTTTTAAGTAAATTAGTCTTGAGGTGTCTTACCCTTTTGAAATCACCTTTGTCATATGCCTCTTGCATTGCCTTTAATTCAATTTCCGGAAGTGAGTTTTCTATTGAACTTGGGGATAAATCTTCCTCGTTTATTTCTAATTCAGGGAAAACCGTTTTAATAACACGGATTGCATCTTTTGTTATTTTCATGGATGCCGCTGGATTTGTTTGTTCAATTTTTTTAGCGTAATCAAGTAATTTGAATCCCTTGTCTGCTGAGACACTAATCCTTTGGGATTTTCTATCCTCGATTAAAGCCTCTTGCTGCTGCTTCTGCATATCAAGCTGTTGTTTTTTTATCTCGAAATCCTGCTGTCTGTCTTCATTCTCCCGCCATTGATTTAAAATGGTTGGGATTCCATATCCGTGAACCGGGGGTAATTGTAAGCCCATATTATCTCCTTATAGCCAACTGCTTATAATGTCACCAAACTTTGACACACCGGAAGCTATCGAGCCAATGTTCCCGATTGCGCTTCCAATTGCGCTATACTTGTTTGCATCTTCCCAGGCTCCAAGAGATGTGTTCCCCATCCGTTCCTGCAACAGCCTGTCAAGGTTGGCTTGTTCTGCCGTTATGTCCTGGCCCCTTAATTGTGCAAGCCTGTCAAGGTTAGACTGATCCCATTGATATTGAAGCGATGCACCTGCTTTTGTTTTATCAAGCGCAAGTTCTGCGGATTTCACATCAGCATTATATTCCTGGCCCCATAATTCTGTTTGGAGCTGTTTGTTTTTGTCTATTGCAGATCTCTCAGCGGCAAGGTATGAAGATTCAATATCCTGCATTGCGTTTGTTTTGGCCTTAACTTCCCTTTCCTGCCATCTTTTGACAAACTCTTGGCCTATGGTTCCGCCCAGGGCATTGGTTCCTAAATTATATATTTGCTGGGCAATTAAAGATTCGCCTTCTGTTGAAAAAGTATCTTGTATTTCACCGATTGCCCTGTCCATGGCGATCTGTTTTTGTTGGTTCAGAAGGGCCTTTTCGTTTGCATCCATTCCAATACCTGAAAGGTCGGCAAGGGTATGGTTGTATTCAATATCAGTGTCAACATCTTTAACAGCTTTCATTGCCGCTGTTATGGATGCCATGTCATATGTTTTTAATTTCTCATCCCATGCGCCTTTTATTACAGCATCGGCTGTTGCTGTTAATGCCGCCGGATTTGAAACAAGGCCCTTGGCTGTATTTTGTGCAATGGCATCAACTGTGTTGCCTGATCCGCTTTTACCTGACCCATCAAATGCACCCTCTGCCGACATTGATTTCATAGCGGTTGTCACCGCATCACGGGCGAGGGCTTCAGCCTGGGCATCTGTTAAACTTGGATTATAATTTTTTAATGATGCCTTTATTTGTTCAACCTTGTCTTTATTTGATGCCATAACAGATGAAACAACCCCACCGATTGCGGCTACAGGGTTCCCGGACAAAAACCCCCAACCAATCTTGGCTATTGATGTTAAATAACCAGACAGATTAGAAAATGCCACGGCGTTCTTTTCGGCTTCTGCGGAGGCTGCTTGATGTGATCCGATGGTATTTGATAGGTCTGAATACGACCTTGTATATGCGGCGTCGTTTGGATTTGTGCTTGCCCCCCAAGAATCTCTTACATCACCATTGCCTTCTCCTACCCTACCACCAAGCCCTTCACCGCCCTGGCCATATCCGCCGTCATAATCCCCGCCATAATCACCGCCATATCCACCCCAGCCGCCCCCATCACCGCCCCAGCCGCCTCCATCTCCGCCGTCACCACTATCATCCCATCCCATAATATCCCCTTTTACTTACACGATCATGTTCGTCTGTTTCCATCCGAAATTTAACAGACTTGGATAAAATATAAAATTTTCACTGATAGCGCTATGTGTCCATTTTAGGGCAAGCGTACCACCATTAATTCCAAGAAGCGGAACTCTTTTCCGTTTTGTTTTTGACCCATACCAAGTCGATACGTCGTCTGAATCTAATGCCGTGTATGTTGCTGCAAGAACCTGTTCATGATCGTAAACATCAATAGAGTATGAGGGTGTCATGGTAAGGGTTGATTCCGTGGGATAAATATAGGTTTCTGAATTAAGGAATTGCTTTCTTCTTGATTCATAACCATAGGCCCCGCTTGCTGGAACATTACCGGCAAAGACTTTGACAAAATACCGATTTATTGCAGCGCCATCGTCATTGTCTCCAATATCAAGCTGTCTGACAAAACCTGATTCGTCTCCAAAATAAATATCATCATTTGTACCGTTCTCAAACCCACCGAAACAACTTGCTATAACTCCACCAATCGGAAAAACAGAAAACCTCCCGGTCTTATCTTTGAATTTATAATCGAGGACAAAAACATAATGAGTGCTTGAAGTCATCGGCATTGATACCCAAATCTGTTCTTCCCGCTTGTAATGGAAAAATTTACTGTATTGAAGAAGATCTTTATCGCAGATGGATTCTAAATAATCCCTGAAATGTGGAATTATGGAATTATGCTTTACGTCTCCAAACTCTTGAATACCTGTAAGGCTTTTGATATCGAACCCGTCAAGAAAAATAACGTCATTGCCAACCTGAGTTATCGCCCAGGGAGAAGTAAAGCCAACATTATCGCTTTCATTCGCCCTTGAATAAAGAGGTGAGATACTTAGTTTTGTTGCGTCTGTTGGAGGTGCTCCGGCCACTTTGTAAATTGTGTTTTGCTTCCCGACAAGTAGATAATCAAAGTAACCATACATCCCGGTGATGGGATCCCCGGCATCTCCTACCGGCTGAGATACTGCTCCTGTAGCCGTACCGCTTCCAGTATAAAGCGTAGGGTCATTCAATACGCTTCCAGATAAGGTTGCACCCTCTGTTGCGTTACCCCCGAACCATAATCGGTTTGCCCATTGAATAATAGTTTTACCTGTTGGAGGAGAACCACCTAAATCACCGCCTGCTGAACCATCCCAGTATTGCGGCACATTTGCGCCTTCATTTACACATATGGCCTTTTTACCAAAGTTTACCCACTGAAACATTTTGTTATCCGTAAGCCCGGTTATCTGGTCAACGAAATCTCCGGTAGCTTCTGAGAAAACACCTATTTTTGTTCCGTATGTGGCAATTTTGCTCCGCGTGGTCCCGCTTCTAAATTCGTGTACTGATGTTGTTCTTGACCCTAAAGATGTGCTGTTGAATCTTAAATGCCCTTTGCGGCCAGTTAAAAGTCCCTTCCTTGTCGGTACACAATTTAAAGAATCGGCAAGGGCTGAATCAGGTAATTCATGGGGAGGTGTTGCATAATCAACCCCAAATTCACAATGACCATAGGGGGCTTGAGCCATTAAATACTCCTGTCTGTGTAATCGCTTCGCTTCATGACTACAGGGATTCTATGATTTTTCGGTATCATGTCCTGATCGGTCTTAACCAGATCGGAAACGGCATCCATGTAAATCTGTTTAAACTCTGCCCTTTTTTGTCCATCCTCAATGATTTCAAGACTGCCATAGTATATTCCACCACATTCAATAGCATGTTCCATATAAGGCCAAATAGCCTCATGAGAACCTAAGTCTGATGGGTTATGAGGGTAAACAAGGGAAACCGTATAGACATCATCTGGTATGGGATCAAATCTGAAAATATGCCTTGAATTCGTCTTGTCGTACTCAAAACAAAACTTGTCCGGGGTTCCATTATTCCAATGGATATAATCAACGGAATAATCAGTGGCATCCAACATCCCGCCGGTACTTAACACTGTAATGGTCCCTGCGGCGCATGCTATGGTGTAATCGGTTCCACGGGTGTATTCAGTTGTTCCAGTGTATACTTTCTCTGAATATTGAAGGATACCGGTATTATCAAGAGCTACAGCCGTGTCAAATGAAGATGTGAATTCCTCATATGTAATGGATACCCCTGCAACATCTCTTGAAAATTCACTGGGTGTTATCTGATCAATAACGGTGTCGTTTGTCTCATCTTTGATAGTCACGAAACCAATAAAATCAGACGGGGCCTGATATGTCTGTTGACCTGCAATTGTTTTTAAAAGGGTCCGTTTATTAATAAAATTAAACTTATATCCGGCCTTTAAGAAGATTTCCCGATATGCCCGGTTTGCCCATCTCAGGGAGTAAGCCAAGTATGTATCATTAGATACGCTTGACCCCTCCCCAAGGCCATAAAGAATGTTTTGCTTTATAGTGGTAACGCTCATTTGCGTAAGCCTTCAATGTTTCTTATATAAGGGTCTTGGGGTTCAAGTCTTCCAAGAAGATGCTTTCTTTCAAGGATCATACCCTGTAACTGTTTGTTCTGTTGAAAAGCCATCTGTTGATTTACAGCTCTTTCAAAGTCCATATCCTGAGTAGCTTTCCGGTAATAATCCCGCTTCCGTGGCATATGTTCAGCGATGATCTTATCAAGCTCCTTGACCCTTTTCGCTGCAATGTCTTTTTCTTTCGGCTTCAAGGGTCTTGGAGTATGATCATCAAGCAACTTCTTTTTTTTCTGAATATTCGCCCTGAACTCTGCTTCATCTTGGATTTTAGGGGTTTTTAATTGCCTATCTGAGACTATCATACGTTCAAGATCGCTTATTTCTCTACGTATCTCTGTTTCTTGTTGAGGCGTTAAAAGAGCTAAGTTAATATTCTTTTTCATTGGTTATCCTTTAGGTTACTGATGCACTGAAAGGTGTAGCTTCTGAACCACCGCCGGACTGAGTGAATGCCTGGCATGACCAAAAACCGGATTTGTAATCAGCGCATTGTATAAACCCGCCTACAATACCACCGGTCGTTGCTGCTCCTGCAAATGTCATAGTGTCGTCACCAGCATCGGCTCTCCAAACTTTTAAGGTCCCGTCTACGTCAGTGTCCTGTTGAATATTCAAAGAACCGTTCATCACATCGGTTGCATTCGCTACCTTAATGATATTTGCGTTTGATGTTGCCGTAATCCCGATTACAAATTTATAAATATTCCCGGTTCCGGTTGCGGCTGGAAGCGTTACGATGCATCCGTCTGTTTTGCCAAACTGAATAACCTTCCCGGCGTGTAAGTCTGCCGTTACGGTTAAGGTTGCAGCATTGGCGGCAACGGCGGCACTTGCAGATACGTCAGCCGCCCGGTTTATTTCGGCGGCTGTTGCACTAATAGCAACTCCCTGCTGATACAGCGTCCCGCCTGAACCAGCCACAACAACCTCAGACCCCTTAGAGCCGATGGCAAGGTTTGACGGTGCGCTTATATCAATATGTGTATATCCCATTTTATTCCTCCTACCAGTTTACAAACCAGGGGGATTTACTCCCCCCAGTAGGGTTAAGTTAACTTACATTATGTCCATATACTGGCCTATAATCTGCCCACCCTGCGCTATACCGTTCATATTTGTACCAGTATGCCACAAGGGTATTAGAGTCCTCATCCATCTTGATAGGATCATTAATCCGGTCCCACCACAGAAGGAATTTTTTTGCCAGAACAGAATCAATCATAAACCAGTTTGTTGCACTGGTAAGCCGGGGCCAAACAACAAGATCGTACCGGCCCTGATGGAAGTTTCTGTTGTTGTTGGCTGTGTCTACCTTACCGCTTGAGTTAATGACCTCATAGGCGGTTTCTTCAAGGGCAGGAGGACAAAGGATCATGTCATAATTCACGTCAAGCAGCTCACCACGATCATTCAGAATAGCAGTCTGACCGATTCTCCTTGTTGCCTCAATAGCCACCGCTGTCATCGCCGTTGATCCTGCATTGCTCTGGACAGTTGCGTCACTCGGTGAGAAGGGATGAGATGCGGAACACAAAGAGACACTATCAGGCCCGTCAGTTCCTACGAAAGCCCCGTTAAAAATACCAGCGGCCTCTTTTTCTCTTGTTCTTGCGGAAGATACCGCCATCTGCCACGGTTTTCTGTCAATTACACCGAACAGGTCATCATCAACAAGCTTTCTTTCAACCTTGAATCCCAAAGCTTTCTCAGGGAATGTGAAGGTCTTGTCATAAAGCTGCTGAGGGGTATCATATGCAATCATGCCGTCAAACGGCTGCATATCCTGCATTCCGCCAATACCGGAAAGGATTTCATATGATCTCTTGGACGATTCCATACCAAAAAGGTTAGGAATCATGGAGGTTTTTACGTTTTCCTCGTATTCCTTGTCGTATATTTTGCGGACTCTTGCGTCAAGCGCATCCCCAAAATTTGAAGCTAAAGCAATTCCCATTTTTTATCTCCTTAAGATGTTTTCACACCGGCTGACCACAGGTTCATAACTGGAATGGTGAAGTCGTGGTAAAACTTCGCATTACTGATCTTCAAGCCGTCGTGTTTGTTTCTGTCAAGCTGCTGAAAAGGAATACCAGGGGCAGAGATGTAAGTCATAAGTCCTACCACAGCATCAGTTCTTACATTGTTGTCAATTTCACTCTTGATGCCTGTGTATGTCGCATTCAAGTCAAGCAACCTTGTGGCAGGTGAACAGATTACCAGGAAATCATCGGCAGCGACTACAGCTCCGGCGACTGCGGTTGCAAATGTTGCTGTCGTGGTATCATTATCGGTGATGTAATGAAGATATCCAGCATTTGCTCCATTAATGAACCACACCCAACCACCAATCATGGTTTTAGCGGTGGTAATTCCAATAGTGAATGTTGCACTTGCGGCTGTTGCGGTTGCGCCGGTATCATAATTTGCGGCAGCGGCAGCGTCTGTCTGCCCATATTCAGCCCGTATAATAGTTGAAGGAAAACAAGGGGAAACACTTTTTAAAGGTGTTTTATATGCAGCGTCATCCGGTAGGAAACCTGCTGAAACCTCTTCCTCAAGAATACCGGTAAGGTTTTCCATAGCGGTAGCAAGCCCCGCAAAAGTAAAAAACGTACCGTGGTCAATGTCGTCAAAATCCATAAGCTTCACAAGAGAACCTTTATACCGTTTCGTAGTAGAATCGGCAGCAAGATCACCATTATACGGAAGCAAGATGGGGGAAGGTTTGCACCCTCCAATCAAATCTCGTACTATTTCCATTTTTTTATTCCTTATTTAGTTTGTGTTATATTCTCCCAATCCACACAATGGACAGCCAAATTTAACAATACTGTCATGTGGAGCGGGTCCGTCGTTTGGGATCTCGAAATAGGTCTTGCCGTTGCCAGCTCTGATTTTATCCCTGCTTAATTTACAGGGGAAACCACAGTTAGCACACCGAACGAACTCATGATCCTCTTGTTCTGGTTTAGCCATTTCTGGGAAACCTATAATCCGTATCTTGCCCGTGTTGACGGGGAAAGATTTTTAATATAATCGGCCTCATCTTTAAATATGCCGTCAGCTATGTCTCTTTGTGCGGCGGTTTTTAAATCTGCCGGTAATTCAACAGCTTTTGTCCTTGGAGTAGGTTTTCCACCACCGGACATATTTAATCTATGTTCAGGGTCTTTATTTAAAAGGAAGCTGCTCCTTGCCTTCTCGACTGCAAGCTCTGCTGCCGGTCCTGGAGGATATCCTTTTTTTACAGCTTCTTTTGCCAAGTTTTCTGCGTCAGCATAAATTTCTTTATAAAGTGGCTGGTCTTTGTATTTAACAAGTTCAGACTGAATCGCTTCAATCTTTTTGTTTTCCAACTCAGTTTTATTTCTTTCCCTTTCCTCAACAACTTTCAAAATTGTTCCAGTTACATCACCGCCGAAAAGCCTGTTTGAAAGCTCTTCGTTCAGTTTGTCCGGATCAACGCTTTTGACCTTTGGCATAACCTTTTCTTCAAACTGTTGGGCCACAATCCGCCCAAAGTGAGAGGTCAATTTTTGGGTCTGTTCGTCGAACATCTTAGAAACATACTGCTGTTGTTCTGGTGTGAATACTGGTACGTCCGTTCCGGCTTCACCATCAAGTAAAGTATCGTCTGACATTTTTTTTTACTCCTTGTTTATGGTTATTTCCGCATCGGCAAGCAGCTTGATGAGCATTGAAAGCTCTTTTATTTTCAAGCATGTCTTGCAATTACATTCTAAATCTGGTTTGGTTATCAATTCAAAGGCCCCGTTTCTGACTTTCGCTTGCCAGCTATCAAATAAAACTTTCCCGGGCCCTTCCCAAAAGCGTTTCTTTTCTTCCCTTTCGGCCTCAAGCATGGCGTTTATACGGGGTACGTTCTCGGGCTTGTTCGGGTCTATGGTTGTTTTGTAAACATCCCCAAACAAAAGCTTATATACAAGCGTTCCAAGTCGTTCCATTAAATGCCCCTCGGTTGATAGGTTGATTGCCTTACAGAAGCTTCTTGACCAGACATTTCAACCCCGTTTTGATTGGATGTGCCCGAAAGCGCCTCTTCCATTTTTGCTATCTGCCCTGCTTCTGATGCCGGTTCAAAATAGTCCTCATCAAAAAGCGCTGCTTCTTCCGGGGAATTTCTGTTTCTGAGAATGTTGGCAATAAATTTATTAATTACTTTGGGAGTATTCGGGTTTTGAACAGAGCTTAAAATCTGAATTAACTGAATATCTTCCTGAATTTCCTTTTCTTTCTGTACAGCAAGCTTCACACTTGATGCGGCTGGGATATATTGGTATATTTCTTCCCAATCGGAGAAATTAAAAGCCTCTGCCTGTTTACCGGCTTTAGCAGCCGCCGCCGCAACTATCAAATTCAGGCTCATTTTATGGGCGAATTTCTTTGCGAACCTAATATCCATCTGTGCCGAAGGGATTAAACAGGTCTTTTCCAGCATTTCAAGAATGAAATCTTGTTTTCCTGCCGATAACTGGGCGTTCATCACGTTTGTTGTGGCTGTTTTCTCGTTACCAGCTCCCGCCATGGCGTTCGTGATAGAGATCTGCTGGCCCTCATTGTCAAGCAGGGAATAAGACTGCCATGAATCCCTCGTTACGTTTGAAGGAGGCACAAAATAAGCCGCTGTTTGAGGATCGCCACCCTGTAACCACCTTTGGTGAGGGGCGTATTTCATTGTGTCCCATTTCCAAAGGGCGTATTCATTGACAATTACAGGCGGCATAAGGTTTTTCCACATCTCATCTTGAATACCGTTAATAATGTCGTTCATCGCAAGAAATGTTTCTATGGCCGGTTCTATCATCCCCATTGAATTCCATCGTTCAGGGTCCATATAACAATGAGAATCTATATAATTTATCTCTTCATATTCTGACGGTTCAAACCGGATTAGAACATCTTTACTGTCTTCACCACCCCTTGCCATAACGGCAATCATGTATTTATTTTCAAAGCCTTCTTCATATTTTCTTTTCTCAAAACACGGAACCCATTTCTTACCTTCCTTCTTGACGTTCCAAAGTCCTACCCGTTCATAAAGTTCAACGTCGGTGTAAATATCTGATGTAGGTGGTTCTTCTTGGTCATCGTGTTTTTTGGCTTCTGAATGTTCATCATCTTCGATGACATCCCCTACAATCTGGTCAAGGTTCTCATAAAGACCTGCTTCATAAAGGCTGCCAAGGTCTTGAACCGTTCTATGTATGACAAACCTGCCCTGCCGTATGCTTTGACCCGGTTGTAAAAGCCAGTCATGAACTATGTCTTTGTTGTTAACAACCATGTTCTGTGGGAAATCTTCTATCGGGACAGACTCGGTTTTCTTTGTGGTTGTCTTTTCAAATTGCATCTGCCCTGTTGCATCTGGCCCCAGAGGAATCTTTACCGGTATCTCACGGGTTACCTTTTTCATTTTCTGGCGCCAGGTTTTTTTCATATACCCAACACCATTTAAAAGAGTTCTTAAAGTCATGGAAACCATAACCAAATAAAAGGGGATGTGTGGAGAATTAGCCGGTCCTTGCAACTGATGCCAGAATTCTAAAATCTGCTCCCTCTGCCATGCTCCCTTCTTATCAAAAGAGGAAATCCCAATGATAGGAGTCGCCCCAAACATTTTTTTCATCAAGTAAGGGATAGCGGTCCAGCAAGCTTGAAAAACCTTATTAATGTTGATATTCGATTGAAAATCATACTTCTTTGAGGGCCTTTCACCCCTGAGCATGTCATAAATATCATCGAACATATCGTTCAAGTCAGATACATACTGTCTTCCTTGTTTCCATTCGTCATAAATTTGACTGCAAACCTTATCTTCCCAAGGGGTTATATCTTGGGTTTCTTTATCCCCATATTCCATCTTCAAAATCCCTTGTTAAAAATGAAGCATATTCTGAATCGTCGGTCACATATTCACAAAAAAACAACAGTCTTTCGCCCATTGTCATTCCCTTGAGCATGTTCCTGGCCGTGTCGTTGATCTCAGGGTATCCTTTGAAGGTTCTATACCAGCCGTCTTTTGTGGCTTGCGTTACCTTCTTGTTGCCTTCGCAAAATAAATTCTCGCTCATGCAACCTCTATTTTCATTTCAATAGCTATTGAACTTCCAATAACCGAATAATCAAAAACAGACTTGACCTCTTTATAGCCGTTCTTTATACTTATTGTTTTTATTCTTTTATCAGCGTAAGCACGCACTGCATCTTTTATAATATGCGTTCCGGCTTTTTTCAAAAATGGGAATAAATAAAAAATGGTCATTGTATCCGGGTTAACCTGCCCATTAAAATCGTCTATAACCGATATAATATCGTGCTTCTCACGGTTTAAAACTCTTAACGGTTGAGAATAACCACCAATCCCTTTCTTTATCCATCGTCTTAAAAAACCTCTTCTTAGTTTTTTAGGATATATTTCCAAAAATGATTCTAAGTTTTTATCCCTATCTATGAAAATATTGTTCACGTCCATCATGCTACCTGCCTTGCCGGGTTATGGATTAAAAAAGAAGCGTTTAAAACCCTGTTGTCTTTAGCCAAACACTCCAGGACCATACAATCATGAGAGTTCTTCTGTTGCGGTGTCGGCTTTGGATCGTTTACAGCTTTGACGCTCGCTGTGACAAATTCACCATAACACCAGTTCATGATTGATTTGTGAAACTTTGGGCATTCGTGAGATATCCAAAGTGTCGGGAGTCTTCTTAGTTTTCCGTTCTCTCTTACAAGATTATTAAACGGTCTTCCCACTCTTGAAGCGTTCTTGAACCTTTTTGAAATTTCGTCCCTTCCACCTACCCCTTTCGTGTCCCATGGCTGAAAGAACATATTCGTTCCTATGCCGGTGTCTCGTCTTATCTGATGAACGTGCCTGTTTATATCGTCTATCACTGACGTGTTTGTGTTAGACTGTTTCTTGTTCGCCAAGGGGTCCATTAAACAGGCTTTGTAAATATAATCGTCGCAGCTTCTTAAAATCATTTTTGTAATGTCGTAAGTATTGTAAGCGTTAGGCCCATCTATCGCTGGGTGAAGCTCTTTCCATAAAAACCATTCATCATCGGGAGAACAAGACATAAATCCTATCGACCATGGAATTCTCGATTCGTGGTAATCTATCCCGATGGTGTGCATCCATTCGTAAGGAATACGGTCAAACAGCTTCTTGAAATCAATGTAACAAATAGCCGGGTCATAAGTCTTGTGAACCCTCCCTGAGATCTGACTGAAAACTCCGTATCTTCTTAATGCCAGTTCAGCCGGGTCAGTTATGTCCTGAAATAAAAAGTCTATTGTAGAAAGCTCAAGCGTCGGGTTGTCATCCGTTGCCATCTGAATACATCCGATATTCGTTCCCTTATTCGGATATTCTCTTTCAGGTAAATTGAATTTCTTCTGTATCGTCGGGGTCCGGTAAATCTCTTCGGCCCTCTGCCAGACTTCAGCATAAGTATAAGAAAGCGCATTTGTCGGGGTCAGTGAAAACAACTCGTCACCACCCTCAGCCAAAAGCCTCATCTTACATTCATCCCTATGGCCTCTTGGTGTTTCTTCATCGTGCCAGCAAGAAGATAGCTGTATCCTTCCTAAATCCTGCATCTCCTGATGCACAGACTTGAACTCAAGTATTGAATTAGACCCGTCAGGCCTTCTCACAATCACGCTTGAATTCCTCGCTGTTACATCCTTGACTATCATCTCAGCCGGTAAAAGCTTCTTGAACTCTAAATACTGTGTATTGTCCTGGTCATCATTCCCGCCAGGCTGTGGAAGTGAGGGACTCATACACCTGATCTTTCTTGCAAGCTTATTCAACCGTTCTACAGGGTGAATACCCAATATCCTTAAAAAATAAGTGTATGCAACTCCCCAAGTTTTGCCAGCCTGATTTCCAGAAAAAATACCGACAATGTTATAATCCATCTTCATAAGGGCCTTTAACTGGCCAGTTGCCTTGCAGCTCGCAGCGTGCCTGAATACAGTCGCTAAATCTATAGCAGCCTTAGACGTGATCAATAACATTCCCCTTGTCAAGGTTCTTCTTGAAATCGTCCCTCACTTCCTTGCAAACAAAAACCGTCCCGCATAAATAACATGCCAACAGGGCCTCACTCACGTATATAAAATTCATGCTCATCATCGAACACTTGGGACATCGGTCCAACTTGTACTTGGGATTGAAACGGGATGCCATTTCATGTTTTTGGGCCTCGTGTGTTGGGGGGGATTCCATGGGTCCCATCCCGGCCGGGACTCCTGATCCGCTCCCCCCCACGGCCTCCTGTTTCTGGCAGTTGAGGTTTTCCTCAGTGGCCTTGCTTGCCTTATTTGCCTGTCTTTTCAATGGCTTATCCACAATAACCCCTAATTATACAAAAAGTTTACAGTTTCTATATTATCGGACGTAAATTGATTATCAAACAAGCAAGACGCTACAGCACCAATGATATCGGTTGTTACATCATGACCTTTAAAAATATTATGGCCAGCAAAACCCATTGAGGTATTCCGCAATATGGCGCCTGATAGTTGAGGTATTGCATTTTGGTGAAGTCTCCGCGCGGTGCAAAAAGAAGCCTTTTTGTTGTGATTACAGTATGTTGGATTTTGTGCTTGTTTTGTGGAATGGGGCTGGATTCTATGAGACACTATTGTATCATGAGACAGAAGTGTCTCACATGGCTGTGTGTGTGATAAGGTGATGCCCATACCCCCTACCCTGTTTAAGCCCAACGCAGAGTTTGGTATCAACATATCAAGATTGGTTGATATGTTTCTGAAAAAAATATATGGGCTATTGGGCATCTATGATATCCTCATCAAATCCGGGCAGTAGCCTACGTACCAGAGCGGCGGTCTCTGTCGTAACGATATTGTTTTGTTGGTTGTAGATGTTGTTGATAGTTTGATTGAGTACGGCGCCGGGCATGATACCTGATATTTTTGCCACGTCTTGAGCAGCTTTTAATTGCAGCTCTGGCTTATCGTTGTCCCTTAACCTGTCGTGGTATACCTGGTTTGCGAGAGGGATCATGGATACCATTGTGCTTGTACCGGTATTGATTATATCCTTTATATCGCTGTCATTTAGTATCCTGGATATCTGCATCATGGATATGCCATAGGTTTTGGCAAGATCGGAATATGAACACCCGCTTAGCCTATCTTTTGCTATACTAACATCTCTTACCATACGGGCCGGGTTATCCTTGGTTAAAGGCTTTCTTTTTTTTGCTGGCTTTTTGGCTTTAGCTTTAGTCTCGATCATACCCATACCGGCCTTGCTTAAGCTGTAAAATAAAGGAGTTGCCATAGACCTTGACATCTTTACTTATGCCCTGGCCCCTGCCTATGATGTTGATTATTTTGGTCATTTTACCTATCTGTTGCCCTGTCATATCAATTAATCTTCATATCAATATCCGTTGATATCATGTAAAACTTTTCACATACTCCATTACCAACCCAACCGTGTTTTTTTAATTTCATATTACTTTTATTTACAATGCCAAAAAAGTAATGAGCCTATTTTGTTATCGGCCCCCTTGTGGCGTCTTGTATTTTTGAATCCCCCTGATCCCGTCAAGGGCAGCTCGTGACAACTCACTCAAACGCTGTTGATTCAACCGGCCGACACCCTCTTATAAACTGGTAATTAACCGGCACTTAGCTTGCCGGACCTTTGCGTTTACCAGACAACCCGCCGGGCTTGTATCAGGCATCCGTTTTCTGAGGTGGACGAAGCCTCCGTTCCGGACTTATAGCTCCGGACGCTGTTGACGCCTTTAAACCTGTTTGCCTGTGCCGGGGCCATGAGCACCCCGACGGATTCATTTTTCTTTCTATGATTGTTTCCAATCCGGGTTCTGTTTTGATGACAACTCCCGCTAAACAACATTTTTATGTTCAACCCTTACCATTTTGATTATATCTTTATGTCCCACCATGCTTGGGCACCATCAGACACCCTTCGGCCAGATATTCAACCCGCTTGCCTTTTGGGAAAATCGGATATTCCAATTCTTTTTCCGGGCCTTGGTACGGTATCACGTTAATTTTTTGTCCATCCTCAAAACAATAAAAGCCTTGAATATCAAAGCTTTCCGGTTCCTCAGGCAATTTTCAGATACTTTTTGCGGATTATCCATACTTAATTTATACTCTTGTATTTTCCATTTGTCAATATAAAAATACCATTGGTATACCAGGCTATAAAAAAAGCTGACACATTGTAAAAAATATTCTTTACATACCGTCAGTATTCTTTACTATTTTTTGATGAAAAAATACCTTGGCATGGATTGCATTGTGACTATTTAAAATTATTTCATTACAATATCAACACGTTACCATTTTTATTTAATTTTGATTTACTTTGGCATCATGATTGCATTATAGATATATAACGGCACAAGCCAACAACCCAAACAAGGAGACTTTAAAATGAAAGATATAAACCAGATATTAAACAGCTTTGAAACACACGGAATAGTTAAAGAAGGTAATGGATTAAAATACGTTTTAGACTTTCAAGATTTTGTTGGCATGAAAAGCATGAAAGATATTTTAACTTGGTACTCATCCCTTGATAAACCTACCAGAAAGACATTTATCTGGGCCGCTGGATGCTGCTTATCTCAAGATACATTTATAGAAATTACAAAGCATGTTGTTTGCAATGCCGTTATCTCAGAAGTAGAAACAAGCCTGATGGATGAACACGAAAGCAGGATGGTTGCAATCGTAGAGCGTGAAGAAGCAATGACCTTGCTTGAAACCGAAAACATAAACATGAAAGAAACCATTGCAGCGCTCAGAGAAGTAAGAAGCTGTCAGGAAAAAACTATATCAAGTCTGGCCGAAAAAGCTCAGGCATATGACACAATCAAAAAAGCTCTATTTTTATAACCCAACCAAAGCCCGGTAAGCCGGGCATAAAGGAGAAGATCATGAAAAACATTGAAGCTTTAAAAACAAGTTCATTTTTAGCCGGACAAGTCCTTGACAATCTTAGATACGCTGGCCATGAGGCAAATGCCATAGAACATCTGATGATCATGGAATTAATCGAAAAGGCAGCTATTTTGCATAGAAATATTGATGCCATGATTAATGCCGTTGAAAGTACCGAAAAAGAAAACAGATAAATAAAAAGCCCGGCCATGCGCTAACATGAGCCGGGCAGATAAAAACCCCCAGTGAAAGGAATTTAAATCATGGATATGATACAGGCATTAAGCATACTTTGTCCAGAAGAAAAAACAGAAGATGGTTTAAAAAAGGCGTACCGGGCAGCATGTTTAAAACATCACCCGGACAAAGGAGGGAATGAAGAAATAATGAAGCTCGTGAATGCTGCTTATGATTTTCTGAAAAAATGTGAAACATGGTGGACCGGCGAACAGCTCAGAGAATCTAAAAAGAAAACAGCCTTAACTGATACCATGATGGAAAAAATAAATACCCTGAAAAACCTTACCGGAGTTAAAATTGAAATTATCGGCTCATGGCTATGGGTTTCCGGGTTGACCTATAACCATACCGACGTTTTAAAGGCTTGCCGGATGCGGTTTTCCGGGAATAAAAAAGCCTGGTACTATCATGAGGATGTTTACCGGAAAAGATCGAAAAAGTCTTTTGGCATGGATGACATCCGGATCATGCACGGATCTGAAACGGTCGAAACTGAAAACAATAGATCAATAGCCGCTTAAATCTGACCTCATGCCCTACGGTTGACAATTTTTAATCGTAGGGCAGACGGTTGATAAAAAAAGGATGGATAAAATGGAAAATGAAAAAGCATTATCAGAATACATAGCGACGCTGGAAAGCTCAAAATTTATGGTCAGAGAGATTTATAAAAAGCTCAATGCCGTCACTGACAAAATAAACCCGGATGATATCAACTATGGTCACGTAGGGGATATCGCGGAAATTGAAGCAAGGTTGACAGAAATATACACCGATATAAAATAACCACCTCATCCGGTATGGTTCATGGCCTGCCGGATGAAAAAGAAGGCCTCTGGATTCTTCAAAACCATCCGGATGCAAGAAATATTAAGAACGTCAAGGCAATTTGATAAATACCCATACGGTTAATAAAATTTGATGGCATGGGATACGGTTAATAAAAATTGAAATGGGAGCTGAAATGACACGCTGGGGATACGACGACGTTACGGGAATAATCATAGGTGGGAATGAATTATCTTGTGGTCTTTTTTATGATGGCCGGAATATAGGCGGGAAATGGTATGCTGATAATCAGGATGAGGCCATGGTCAAGGCCAGGGAATTGAAGGCGGAACAGATCAAAGAAAACGGCGGTCATCCCTGCTATCTTTATCAAGACGATAGCAAATGGGAATTGAGGATATTCGATTAATCATGAATAAGGAGATACGAAAAATGGAAATCACAGGCATTGAAAGAACAATTCAGCCCAAAAATGGAACACCATACTTGGTTTATGATTTGTGGGAAACCGGGTATCTTTTTATGGTGGGCGTAAAAATAGACTTTCTTGAATGGTATCAGGAACATTTTAACATAAAAATTGAATTTAAAGGATAAATAATAATGGAGACAGCACTTGTAAATACAATTGAAACAGAAACAGAATACCAGCACCGGGCCACTTTCAGCCCGGAAGACAACAAAATTAGAATCTATCCAGCTTATCGCCTGGATAAAGAAGAATACGCCAAAGTCAAAGCCGCCGGTTTTGCATGGGCTCCAAAACAGGGAATCTTTTTTGCTCCATCCTGGACCCCGGACCGGGAAGACCTGGCCCTTGAAATGGCCGGAGAGATTGAGGACGAAGATACAAGCCTGGTTGACCGGGCAGCGGATCGGGCCGAAAGGTTTGAAGGATATCAGGAAAAACGGGCCATGGAAGCTGGTATGGTTCATAAAAATGTTCAAGACCTTTGCGACGGTATCCCCTTGGGTCAGCCTATTTTATGTGGGCATCATTCAGAGAGACACGCCCGGAAACACGCCGAACAGATCGAAAATGGCATGAGGAAAGCTATCAGATTGTGGGATACTTCCGAATATTGGAAACAGAGAGCCGCCGGAGCCCTGCAACACGCAAAATATAAAGAACTCCCGGCGGTCAGAGCCCGGCGGATTAAAACCATTGAGGCTGAAATCAGGAAACTAAAAGCAGAATACACGCCCAAAAATCCGGACCAGATCATAAATCAACAGCCCTGGTCCTGCCCGATTTGCCGGGAAACTTTTTGCAAGGTCCATCCAGAAGCAAAAACAGAGGTTCCCCATGTTTTTTGTGGTGCTTCCAGGGGTGGATGCTGGATACAGGTATCCCGCCTTCCAAAAATCGAACAGGCAAATAAAAGATGGATTGAACATGCCGAAAACCGCCTGATATATGAAAAGGCCATGCTTGACGAACAGGGCGCCGGGGATCTGATTAAACCAAAAGCCAGGCCTAAACAGTTGCCGCTTTTAAATTACAAGGCACCTGAAGGATTTATCATGATCCCTGATAAATGGCACCGGGGGGAAATGAAAAGATTTGATCAAGTGGAAATGACCAAAGAACAATATTCCCGGATTTATGATGATTACAGGGGGACCGAGACGGTTGAGAACTCCCACAGGGTCCGGATTGCTATCACCCGGATAGCAGGTCAAGAATATGGCCGGAAAGACGTTTGCGTATTCCTGACCGATAGCAAGGTCCATGACAAGCCCGAACTAGTCATCAATACCCCTACGGTCAATAAAATTCCAGCGACGGAAGCCCCTACGGTTGATAAAAATCCTGAGCCGGAAATCAAACAGAATATTGAAGCCATGAAAGAAACCCTGAGAACCGGCATCAAAACCGTAGCGGTTCCCCAGCTTTTCCCCACGCCGCCAGATCTTGCCGAAAGGATGGTCAATTTTGCCGAGATAAATCCGGGTGATCGAGTGCTTGAACCGAGCGCCGGGACCGGGAATATCATTGACACCATACTTGGACTGAATGTTGATTGCTGGATTGAAATAGTGGAAAAAAATCTATCCTTGGTTGATGTGCTGGCCTCAAAATATCATAAGCCGGTTATTTGTGGGGATTTTCTGGAAAAGACCCTCTTTGAATTGGGCGGAAAGTTTGACAAAATAATCATGAATCCCCCCTTTGAAAACGGATCTGATATCCTGCATATCAAACACGCCTTGACCTTTTTAAAGCCCGGCGGACGTTTGGTCGCCCTCTGTGCGAACGGCCCCAGGCAACAAAAAGAACTGAAACCCCTGGCCGCATACTGGGAGGATTTGCCGGAAGGCACGTTCAAAAATGCCGGAACCATGGTCAACACTGCCATGATGATGAGGGATAACCAGGCCATCAAGCCCCATACGGTCGATAAAATTTGACCTTGTGGGGCATGGTCGATAAATTTATGAAAACATCAATTTCAACCCCAGCTTGTTAAGTTTTTGACGGGGTAAAGTATATGACTTTTTGATTAAAACCTCAAAATTTGAAAGGACTTAATATGACTCAAACAGACACGGAAAAATTTTACCTTGGGAAAGGATACTGGCTTGAATATGTCCGGATCAATGGTTACGCATGGGAACCGAATCGATCCGGGCTTAAAAAGCTTGCAAAGATGCTTGATTTAACAACAACTCACCTACAAGAAACCATAAATTTTTACCTCGAATCTTAATGGATGGAAAAAATGAAAATAGAAATAGAACTCCCTCCCGGAATGTGGGCGTGGTTAAAGTCTCAAAGAAACTGGCCCGGGGTTATCATAGCGGCCTTGGCAGAATACAGGCGCAATCATAAACAGGAGGATTAAAATGCAAGAATTTTACGCACTTATTGACGGCATTCCTGGTGAGTTTTTTATTTGGCTGCTAATGCTCTGGGTTATGGTCATGTGGGGCAGGAAGAAGGAGCGAGAGAAGGCCAACAGAACCAGATATAAATTTTAGGAATAGGCCCGGCGTAAAAACCGGGCTTTTTTATTCCACTGGTATTAAAAATATTTGGGATGATGTTATATATTTTCAAAATAATTCCGGTTTAATTTCCCAAACTCTTGCATTATCTACCCCCTAACCGTCTCCGATTTCTCTTTTTTTGTCCAAATGCAGGCATCCATCATTTTACAAACCTCTTCAGCCCGGTTATAAACTCTTTCTGGTTTGTTGGTTATGCCCTTAACCCTGTAAACCACGGCTGATTTTTTAAACCCCTTCCCGGATGTTTTTTTCACCCATTTAAAAATCCCGACTGAAAAAGTTTCCCCTGTTGGATACTGACTTCCCGGACCACACTCCCCTGCATACCAGTATTTATCTTCCTGCGGTTCTTTCATTTCTATCTCCTTTTTTATTTTTAAAAAGTTTCAGACCCGCATAATAGACATTTTTTCACGCCGCCACCTCATCATCCCTATCCACCGGCAAATCATATCCCCTTCTCATACTACAATGAACATTCCCACTGATACAAACAGATCCGCAAACATTCCCGAACCAATGGCAATTTATATCAGTTTCAAATCCGTCAGGCGGCGGGGAATTTTTAACTTTATGAAATTTATCAGGATTGTTGTTATAGTATTCTTGGTTTGCTATCGCCCGTTTTTCTTTTTCTGCTATCGGTTTGCACTCATCGCAGTATTTAGCACCTATCCCAGCGGAAAACATTTTTCCGCACTCTGGCCGTTGACATTTAAAAATATATTCTTCTGCCCGGCCAAGGATGGAGTCAAAATGTTTCGGGCATCTCAACTGGCAAAACCTCTGAGAATCTACCATTTTTTGAAACTTTTTAATCTTTTTTTGTGGTACTTTGCACCCACAGGCACAAATATAATAAATTGGTTTCATCACTCCACCACCATTCCTAAAACCTTACGAGCAGAATCGCCCCGGTCCAACATTGCAATATTTTTCCATTGATCTTTATCAGCGTAGTATTCCAGAGCCTCCCGCATCTGTTTATTTTCTTCCGCTATTTTTATAATAACCTCTCTGATATCGCTGAATGTTTCGGTTGACATTATGACCGTTCCTCCCAATACAATTCACCATTTACGATTAAGATATCTGCTATCCGTGGTTTCCATTCTGTAGCCTTCATGCCACGCTTTTTCTTGAGCTTACGCCATCCCCAAACCTCAAGCCTTGCCCCTGGTTGAGACAACCACGCAAATGTATTTTCTTTTTCATCTTCCAGAAGCTTTTTTTTGTGTGAAGCCATGTCAGATCCGCAGACCTGAAAACCCACCATCCCACAGTCCAACACCAGCACGTCGATGATGTTAAAAAGGTCTTGACGCTTACGGCTATATTGGTTCCAGTGTTCTGTAATCCAATATTTCAACCCGTCTTTTTTGATAACTTCAAGGGTCCGTTGCATAGGGGTCATATCGATTCCACCCCATGTTTAAACCCGTGAATAAACGCCGTTTGGTAATGAAATCCTATCAGTTCCAGGTTGTCATCCGCATCAAATCCATGAGCAACCAAAAGCGATTTGATATAATTCCAATGCAGTTCAGCCATTTTTTCCGGGGTTTTGATTGTGGCCTGGTCCACGAATTTCAAATTGATGTTTCCGGCCTTTTTTTCCCCCTGCCATCCGGGTCCGGTTTGTCCAATATCTTCCGGCGTATCCTTGACAAAAGTCCCGTTTTCCATCTTGCCTGTCCTGTCCTTGATTTTCTCGTATGCCGCACTCAGGCACATATAAAAATCCAGGCCCAGGGGATGGATGATATTTTCCAAAGTCACCAGCACGTCGCCTGCCTCCATTTTAATTTGATCAAGCCCTTCGAAAAGCAGGGCATCTCTAAACTCTTGAGCCTCTTCGTCAAATTTTTTGAGTCTGGTTTCCGAGGTTGACTCTGAAAAAATATTTCTGTCCTTGGCCCACTGAATAACCTTCTGTTCCAAAACTTCGATACTGTCCATGTCTGATCCTTTGCTTAAACTTGCCATTCTATGGCCTAAATTTTGTGTTTAAGGGGCTTTTGGATGTTAATTGATAGCAACCTACTTACCCCGTTTGTGGTATGCCAAAAACTCAAATTTTAAAAGGGGATTGAATCGCTGTCATCATCCGGCATCGGCGGCGGTCCCTCCCGTCTCTGCTCCGGCCTCCTGCCCTGGTCAGGCTTATTCCCAGGCTGCAAACCATAGAAAATCTTGCAATTCCCCAGGATCTGAGTTTTAACCCCGTCATCTTTTTCCTGTTTTGTCACCGATTGAGATATGAAACCATGATTACCATAGTTGTCTTCTTTTTCGGTATCAATGAATGTTGTCAAGTCAAGATATTTTCCCTTCTGACCTTCAAAAATCCGGCTCTTGTCAATTTTCGTTACGTCGACCTTGATCGAGATACCGAGCTTCATTATTTACCCTCCTTTTCTAATCCGGCCACCGGCGCCTTTGGTTGCTGAATAACCTCATTTTGTTTCCTCTTATAATTATTTTTAATGTTTATGTGCTGGATATATTTCCGTGTTTCAATACTTACCGGCTCCCGCTTGCTCCAAGATATCTTGTTGCTCGGTATCACTCCGAACCGATCTTTAAAAGTCCTGATAGCATATCCAAAGCAACCATGACCACCTGTTTTATAACCCTTATCTTGGCAATATTGATTCAACTGGGCCAAAAATGACTGCTTTTCCTGTAAAGTAAACTCGCTTTTTGCTTTCCTTTGCAATTTCTGAAGAGTTCCTTCTGATACTTCAACGTCTTGAATAAACTTTGGGGTGAATTTACACGCCGGGCAGGTTTGAAACCCGGCAGGCTTTAGAAAATTACATGACACACATAATTTTGGTAATTTTTCAGGACGATCTTGCTTCTTGTTTTTTGATTCAGCGTGCTTACCATCGTCAAGTTCATCAAACTGGAAGTCATCCGGCCATCCCAAACGCTCAAAATTCGTCCCGTGATCCAACACTATGCACTTCTCTTTGCCAGAGTGCAACCTAAGCCCACGGCCAAGGCATTGGGTAAGCTTTATAATTGATTTTGTGGCCATAGCCAAGGATACACATTCAACGTCTGAAACAGAAAACCCCTTGATAATTATTGAAACAGAAATTAAAACTTTGAATTTATTATTTCTGAACTCTTCTATGATTTCTTTTGCTGATTCAGGGCCTTCTTTTGGTTGGTAGGCATTAATTTCTTTTGCTGATATGCCATGCCTGTTAAATTCTTTTTCTAATGCCCGACCGTGTGCAACATTGGTTGAAAAGCAAATAGCCTTTTTGCCTTTTGCAAACTTTAAATAAGATTGGATTATATCGGCAGTAAGCCCAGGCTTATCAACAGCTACCGCTAAGTCATCTTGGTTGTATTCTCCTGCGGTCGTTCTGACTCCTGTTAAATCAATCGGCGCAGGGCCATAAACATCATATCCACAAAGCAACCCTTTTTGAATTAAATGTTTGACTGAAAAAGGTTCAATGTAAAAATCAAATATCTTGCCAAGTCCCTTAGAATAAGGTGAAGCGGTAAGCCCTAATATATAAGCGTTTGGGTTTGCATCAAAGGCCTTTATGGCCCCCTTGCATATTGTGTGACAATTATGCACTAAAACTCCTCCAGCATAATAGGAAGGATGTCGTGATACTTTGAGATTATACACATCACAGCCGATTCCTGGTTTGTCAATCTCAATACTTTCCACCCTAATTGAGTCAAAACTTTTGTTTTTCTGGCATCTTGATCTTGCCTGTCTGAAGAACGATGTGATTTCCCGTCCACTTCTATGGCTATCATTTTCTCTTTGTTGCCCACATCTATTTTGTAATGCTTTGGAATTGGTATCCCGTTTATTTCTGTTATCTTCGTTTTTTGAATAACTTCCATTTCCCAACCAGCTCCAAGCACATCGCATAGCTTTTGCTGTGATGCCGTAACATGACCATTCCCACCCCTGTTTTTTATTTTGTTCGTTTTGTTTTCCGCTCTCTTTCTCACACTTTTCGCTACAATATCTTTGTTGTGCCAAGGGTTCTTCCATTTCATTGTGCAAGACCTTGAGCATGTTATGCTCTTGTTCCATGTCGCTTCGTCTTCCACTATTTTTTTTGAACCATCTGAACGTATTTCCATTCTCGGATGGTACTCTTGTCCACAAATCGGACACGTCTTCCTTGCTAAATAACCTCTCTCCCCTGCCCAACTCTTTGGCTTTTTTCCATCCACTAACTGTGAAAAACGGGTGGTCTCCAGTACATCTAATTTCTTTTCCATTTGATAACCTCATCCTTAATGTTTGCTTAAATGATTTACTTACACCATAAACTACACCAAATTCACAAGCATTATAAACTACGTCACCTTTTTTTACAAGACTTATTTTTTTAAATCCGCCCGGCGTTGATATTAAAGTGTCTCCATCAAAGCACTCATCCTGAAGAATTATGTCGAACTGATCTACTCTTCTATTCAACAACGTGGCAGCGCTGGCAACCTGAACTTGCCTATCTGGATAATATTCAGGATGATCTCCCATGATTATCCCGTGTCTTAAGCCCCATCTGTTAAATTCATCAGAAGTTTGCAACACAAGGACAATCCTATCGGCAATAAATAGACACCTTTTCCCCCGGCTTACAGCATTCTGAAAAATCTTTGCAGCTATGGCCGTTTTCCCGGCCGATGTTGCGGCCTTGAGGATAACCCGCTTTGATTTTCTGAAAGCGTTCCTAACTTGGTTAACCATTTCTTCCTGAATTGGCCTTAATATTAATTCTTCCATTAATACCTGCTTAAGCTCTTTAACGTATTTCTTATTTCCCATTCTGACATTGGAGGATTACAGGCCATCCCTTCCCTAAACGCCTCAACCTCTATTTGATCCCATGATAACCCTCTTTTTTTCATGCCGCCAATTCGTTTGCAAAGGTGGGCGTTCCTCCCTCCTTCTGTTGTGCCATAACTTCCTTTAAATTCCTGATTTACATCAAACTTAACAGGAGTCTGATATTTAGATGAACTCCATTGCTTTCTTTGCACAGGTGGGAAAAGCTCACATAAAAGACCAAACGAAAACTTAAGCCCTGAATATTGAACTATTCTGACTAAAAATGGTTCTTTCTTTTGGTGATAAAAACCAGGTATTCTTAAACACTTTGGCAAGTCTTTGTTTTGCGGATCGCTTCCGAAATATTGGGCGATGCCTTCTTGAAGTATCGTAAAAGATTCTAAAGGAACGTCATCCGTCAAATAATAAACATGATACCTTCCAGGTGAAGTTTCAACAATAATTGACGGTTCTTCTTCCCATGTTTTTGGTAACGGTACCCCATCCATATCTGCCCAACAAGCCCTAACTCTTTTAATATTCTCTTTCTTTCTGCCCTTTCCGTCAGTTTCATTGATTGTCAGCGAGATACAGGCTTTCATGCTGTTAAGTTTTTCAAGCCCCTGGATTATATTAACCGGGATTGATTCAATCGTGGGATTTACATCAAAAGGATATTGATCCTGATTAACCGATACTTGCCTAATTAATTTTCCTGGTAATCCTTCATGCTCTGGAAATGTTTGAAACGTCTTCCAACCCGGAAACGATTCAAGAAAAACCTTCCGGCCTGACTCAAACTTGTTATTCAATCTTTCCTCCGTGAAACAATTTTCGTGAAACATGGTATCTGCTATTTAGTTATATCTATACATAATGCTAATACTCTAACATGATGAAAAACTGTTCTGTTACTGTACTGCTCTGTTCTGTTCTATAAGATATGGTATAGATATGGTATCTTTTTTAAAGCCGGATAAGTCAATATTGTGCTTAACCAATAAATCGTGATTATAATTTATAAATACCTGTATTTTAAACAAATCGTTTCTAAGGCTGTTTAAAGCAGCTACCGCAAATTTACCGTTTTGACATTGCCTTTTAAAAAAATTCTTAACCCATATCGTTTTATATTCAGGATACCAAACTATTTTTTCAATCAAGCTGTCTGATATGGTATCGATATGGTATCCAAGTTCAAACAATATTCTCTTTTCGGATATTTCATAAATTCCAGCGGGATTACATATTTCATTTGTCCAAAAATAAATAAATGCTAATTTACATTCTGCTGATAAATTTTCAAACCAGGGGTCTTGCCAAGTTCCAGTATCAAACTTTCTATACGGCATTGCTATCTTACTCCTTTGTCCTTTTGGATGATATATTGATAAGCTGACGACGTTGTGTTGCAATTCGGGAAATTGTGCTTCACCTCAGCGTCCCAACGGGCTTGGACAGCATCAAAAAGTGTTTTGAACAGCCCCAAATGAATATTTTCCCCATTAACTTGTATGTGCGACTGCCATTTTGATGATGGTTTGTACCAAGATACTCCTGTTATGCCCGATGTGTTGTTACGAAATACACCACGATTTCTCAGATTGCAGCTCCGAGAAGCCTCTCTAAGATTCGACCAGCAGTTGTTTGCGCGATCCCGATCGCAATGCTCTGTCTCATTTTCGGGGAAATAACCTTCCACCCAAAGAAAAGCCAGGCGGCTTGCTAAGAATATCTTATAATCAATACATATTTGAATATATCCGTTATTTTGGGGGGTCCCGGCAATGCTCCCAATTTTAAAGCCGCCGCGCCCTATTTTTCGAGTGAAAATACCAGTCTCAGGATCATAGTTCAACAGTTCCTTCAAACGCTCCTGCGTTAATTTATTTTTCATGCAATGCTCCTTAAACAGCTTAGAAGCATAGGCAAGCTGAACCCGGAAGGATAGCTCATTGAGAATAAGCGTAAAACCGACTCACCTATGCTTCTAAATTGTCTATTGAGTGTTTGCAAAGAAAATCCTTTTTAGCCTTAGAGGGGTTCAGTTCTCTATAATTAAACATACCATCCCTGTAATAATTTGTCAAGGCTTGTTTGCAGTCATGCAGTTTCATGTCTTTCAATTCTTGCTCAGTCATTTTGGTTCTCCTTGTTCTGTATATTTCAAATACTTGCCATTTGCAACGCATTCTTGCCATGTTTTAACGCTTTTTAGCTTTTTTTGGTATACTACAAAACTTTATAATTACGCCTTAAAAAGCCCTCGGTATATTATACGTTTCAAACAGGTTCCTACACTCAGTTTCTATAAAACATCTGAGTTCTTCTTTATCTTTAAACTTGAGGGAGCTTTTCTCATTCCACAGGCTTAAAAACCCTTTTTGCCCTTCGAGATAATGACAATCAGGACATCCCGGCAAAGTCTCATAATCCGAGGGTTTCATTCCGGTCCCGCCACCCTGTAATATTCTTTGGTGCATGACAACAGACGGGGCAGGTCTGCCGCATACGGCACAAGGCTGTGTCCTGATCCATGCCCGGTATTTTGCATCCCTGGCAGCCTTTATTTTGGGGCATCTGTAAAATCCGAAGATTTCAAAAAAATTATCCGGGAAATCAAGGCCGTTGCTTTTCAAGGTATTTTTACCTTCTGAAATTCTTCCCATTCTATATCTGACGCCTCATTCAAACCGATTATCCTTCCGCAAGCCGGGCATTTAAATGGACCGTTGTTTGTGACCCATATCCACACCGTACCGCCTGGATTTCTGGCTTGGCAAGTCTTGCAGGGACAAAACAGGTCCGTCTTGCATTGGGGGCAGATCATTCTTGTAAACCCTTTGTGTATCTATCCAAGTCAACCCCACGCATTTTGGGGTCAGTAAGATCAACCCCCTTCCCGATCCAATACCGTTCAAAATCTCTTAAATATTCAGCACGTTGCTTTGTGGTCATCTTTTGAGTGCTGATATGGTATTCGGTAAATTCCCGCCACATTTCTTTCCTCGATTTATCGTCTACCTGTTCAACCATTTGCGAAAAGCCTGCATAGACCGCTCCGAATACAAGATCATCTCTTAAAAGTATTGGTTTTGCGAACATCCATTTAGCTGTTATGTGGACACCCTGTTTTGTATCATCTCTGCCAACTCCGGAGGCTGCAACCTCTCCATTCCATAACCATTGCAGCCCCTGTTGTTTTGCTGTTGAAGAGATATCAACACTTTTGAAAATAACCTCTTTAGTCCCGTCAAGCGGCAATTCTTCCAGGAGTGACCGGCAGTATGTGACCGATTTTTCTGATTTTATAACTACGGTTTTCATTAATACTGAATCCTTACGTTTCTGATCTTGCCTTTTGCGATGGCTTCGATAACGGCCTTAGCTCCAATTTCAGGAAGACCGCAAACCGTTACCAGATCATTCAGAATTTCATTGTTGATCTTGGCCTGATGTTTTTTATTAGCAGCCTGTTTTTCCGCAGCTTCTTTCATCCTTCTGGCTTCAAGTTCTTCGGCGGCTTTCTTTTCAGCGGCTTTCCGTTCAGCTTCTTCGGTTGCTTTTTTGATGGCAACCTGCTTGTCAATCTCGGCTTGTCTTGCGGCTTCAATTTTGGCCTTCTCTGCCCGCTCCGCTTCCAGTTTGGCCCGTTCTTCTGCCGCAATTCTGTCGTGGTTAGCCCTTTCGGCTGCCGCCCTTGCGTCTTCCTCTGCTCTTACCGCTTTCTGCCTTTCGGCTTCAATCTTTTCCTGTGCTTCTCGTTCTGCTTTCTCGGCTGCCTCTTTTCTGATACGTTCTTCCCGCTCGATCCTTTCTTTTTCAAGGCGTTCGGCTTCGGCTTTGGCTTTTGCTTCTGCCTCAATTCTGGCAAATTCTGCCTCTTTGCGCTTGATCTCACGTTCACGGGTAAACAGGTCATCCATGTGTAGGGCTTCATCCCAATCCATCAAAAAGGCCGCTTCAATACGCCGGGCTTCCTGTTTTTTTTCTTCTTCTGCTTCCCAGTCTGACAACGGCTTTCTAACCCGGTCTCTTTCAGCGTCCAGTGCATCCCTCATCCGTTTTCTTTCATTGTCAACAAGCTTTATTTCTGCCTTCCGATCTTCAACAAGTTTCTTACCCATATCGTCAAGAAAAACTTTAGAACTCGCAATAGTACGTGCAAATGAAGCTATTTCTTTTCGGCTGGAAGCAGTTTCAAGAGAGGCGGTTTTTAAGAACTCATCAGCCTTGCTTTTGATTTCATTCAGGACCGGCTCAAGGCCATTTTCTGAGAAAAGTTTTACAGGGTTGATCTGTTTCGGTATCAGGTCCATTTCATTCCCCTTTTAGTTTTTTGATTAATTTGTCCAAGTCTTCAATAAACAATGCCTCTTCAATTTTTATGATCCTGATTAAATTTTCGTCACGCTCTACCGGGATTATTACGGGTTCAAGGTTTGGGAAATAAGCCATAAACCACCATAATTCCCATTCTGTAATAGCAAGCCCTTTTTGTATCTGCAAAATATGTTCTGTCGGTACTTTTTTTGACTCCTTAACAGCGTCGAAATGTTTTAACTGATAGCATTTTATTTCAAGTCCGTTGGGCTTTCCAATTATAACCCTACCATCCGGGGAAATATGAGATTGTTTTTTTCCGTCTGCCCAAATCATGGCGCATTGTTCAACCTCTACACCCATCAAAAACGAAAACAAATCTCTTGCCTCCGGTTCGTGGTCCTTTCCCCACCTCATTTCCCATGTTGGATAGAAAGGTTTAGCTTTCCCTGAAATTATTTCAGACGCTTTTTCATAAAGATATCCTGCCCGGCTTTTTGAAGGTATCCCAGTTGATGTGATAATGCTTTGTATCCCAGTACCACCTATAGACTTTAACCTTGCGGCAAGCCAATCTTCACTCCCCTGCTCAAATGACTTTTCGATAATCATTTTTTTTGTTCCTTTGCCTTGAGTGCGGCCATGGCCTTACCGAAAAGAGTAACCGGAATTGATTCAAGAGATTCTGCCCCTACATAGGCCAGGAATTTAACTTCATCGGTATCGGTGGCATTGATCATATCGTAAAGAGTGGATATTTGTTTTTCGTTTATCATGGCAGGCGGATCTGTTCTTTTGCCGTCGTCATCCTGGTCATGGGTTGCAAGCCCGGTAAGTGACAACAATGTGTACCTTTGAAGATAAGTGATTGTTGATCCTATGGCCTGGATATCGTTTTTCGTGCCGGATTGCTCTTTCCCTGCTGCAAGGCAGGTGCTTTCTGAATACCCCTGTTTATGGGTTATAGTGCATGTGACAACGATCCCTCTTGTGGGGTCTTGTTCTGTTTTCCATGCAGCCGATAAACCATGGGCAGCAAGGGAAGAGTTAATCTTTTCAGTAACATTGGCAAGGGACGCATGATAATATTCAGTGGTCCCCTTTTGAGTCGCAAATTTAACGTGCCTATCTTTGTTGATCTTCGGCGGGTTGGCTTTAAACGCAGCCATGGCAAGAGTGTAAGCCTTTTTAGCCTCCATCTGTTCCCATCTGGCCTGAAGCTCAAGCATTTTTTCAAGCTTATCAATATCCACGTTGTGGGATAACGCCATTTCAAACGCCGCCATAGGTGATTGACCCATGACCATGCTTTTTTCTGATATAACTTCTGGTAATTTTTCTGCTGTATTCATGCCATCCTCCTAAACATATTATTGGCCCGTGCTATCCGCTGTTCCTGAAAATAACGGTCACTGATGTAGTCTGCTTTTTTAAATTTATATGCGCCGCAAGAATCGCCTTCATAATTTGGCATCCCTCCGCTTTTTGTGCATGATTTGCCGTTACCTTTAAACCTTGCACAGGTTTTGCAAGTGCCGCCTTTCATTTTATTCTTCCTCCTGTTCTTCTTCCCAGCATGAAACGCAAAGAGGCCCATCATCATTCACATAAAGAGAGTCATCTTCACATCTTCCCGTTGGCTCTCCGCAAAATTCACACAACTGACGAGTGCCTGGGAAATTATAAGCGTTCCAGTTTTCATGCTCGGATTGATACATTGCCCTTCTTTGTCCTCCTGGCCATGTGTTCATGATTCCTCCATTTCTTCATAATATTGTTCTTCCATTTCCTCTTCCCGATCATGAGGGCAGACAAAGCCCTCATTCCGCTTTGCCGTGCAATCTCCCCAATAATTTTCGTTTTCGCAATTACGGAAACACATAGTAGCAGTCTATTCGGCGGATACCGTGATTGCATCAAACAAAGGCTGTAAAGCGTTTTCGGCAGCCATATCACCATTATCTCTGTTATATAAATGAGTTCTAACTTCATCCTTTGATAGATCAACCTTCATGACCCTGCCCTTTAAATAGTCAAAATAGGTACACCCGGAATCAAGGATGTCTTGTGCATTCTCTGACGACATCGGAATTGAATCATAATGCAAAAAACCTAATCCTTGAAGTTTCGCTGAGTTATAAAGAGCTGCCAACACGTCTGCCTTGTTTAATCTCGAAATGTCCATGATTAATTCTTCTTTGAAGTTGATTAATGTTTGACTGCTTTCTTGCTATTGTTTCCCAGCCGGGCCACCGGGTTCAGACCTGTTCAGGCTGTGGTCGAGAGGTTCAGCTTTAAGACGTATCATATATTTATGGGTTTCCTTTGTCAACAATTATTTTTAATTATTATCATAGTAAAATAATCCTTGATTTTTATAAAAAAAATCTTTATGCTTGGCCTATCGTCAACATTAAAGAAAGGATAAGAATGTTTAAATGTAAAAGATGCGGCCATCAATGGCTACCAAGAAGCAAGAAAAAACCCAAGGCTTGCCCGGCTTGTAAATCGTATCACTGGGATAAAAATAAAAAAGGAAAAACAAATGAGACCATGGAGGAGGTAAAAGCATGAAAACCCAGACCCACCACAAAGAGCAGAAATCAACCAATGATGACCCGGTCTTTTCTATCAAGTCAAGATTTTTCGGAAAAATACTTTTTGAACTTCAATGCAAGAGTTTAAAAATTTGTATTGAAGCGGCTGTAAAGTCCAAAGCCGACCTGTCCGGCGCATACCTGACCCACGCAAACCTGGACGGCGCATACCTGACCCACGCAAACCTGGACGGCGCATACCTGGCCCACGCAAACCTGTCCGGCGCAAACCTGTACGGCGCATACCTGACCCACGCAAACCTGGACGGCGCATACCTGACCCACGCAAACCTGGACGGCGCATACCTGACCCACGCAAACCTGTACGGCGCCGACCTGTCCGGCGCAAACCTGACCCACGCAAACCTGTCCGGAGCCTACCTGTACGAAGCCTGCCTGGACGGCGCATACCTGACCCACGCAAACCTGTCCGGCGCAAACCTGATCCACGCAAACCTGTACGGCGCAAACCTGGACGGCGCCGATGGCGAAAAAACCAAAATTAAACATATCCCATTACAAATCTTAGGCCTGAGATGGCCTGTCATTATTTTTGATAAAGACATGAAAATAGGTTGTGAATATCATTCTATTTCTGACTGGTGGGCTTTCGACGATGACAGAATATCTCAAATGAATATCGACGCTCATGTTTTCTGGGAAGCCAATAAACCTATGCTGCAAGCCATATGCGCTGCGAATGGGAGGGAATAATGAAAAGCACCCACCAACAGAAGCCGGACAAATCCGCTCCGGTTTCTACCATCAAAGGCATAAAGGCTTTTAACAAAGACCTGACATGCCGTGATTTCCAATTTAAAGAAGGCGAAACTTATAAACATGAAGGAGATGTTAAAGCATGTTCTTCTGGTTTCCATTTTTGCGAAAATCCCATCGACGTATTCTCTTATTATTCCCCTGCCGATAGTGTGTTCCATGCCGTTACAGGTTCAGGGCAAATAGATAAACACGAAGAAGATTCAAAAATAGCATGCTCTGAAATAAAAATAGGTGCTTCTGTTTCCATAAAAAGCATAACGGAAATATCATTTAGTTTTGTTTTATCAAAATGTAAAAAGTCTAAATCAAAAAATTCCACCGGAGACAGTTCAGCAAGCTCAGCCACCGGAGACAGGTCAGCAAGCTCAGCCACCGGAGACAGTTCAGCAAGCTCAGCCACCGGATACAGTTCAGCAAGCTCAGCCACCGGATACAGGTCAGCAAGCTCAGCCACCGGAGACAGGTCAGCAAGCTCAGCCACCGGAGACAGTTCAGCAAGCTCAGCCACCGGATACAGGTCAGCAAGCTCAGCCACCGGATACAGTTCAGCAAGCTCAGC